TGATGTGATTGTGGGAGCTGGCGGTTCAAGAAGCGCACTGACTGCACTCACTTGACTTGCAGACAATTGAATGCTGTTATAGAACAATATGTTGAAAATTTTGGCGTTCATTGTATATGGAGCACCATCATCTCTAATCCATCCAACTCCAAATCGATTGGCTGTGGATGTAGGTGTGCTAGTTGTCATATTTGCAGTTTTGTCCAACACACTGTTTACATAAATACTTTCCAACCCATTTGTTCCTCCTGCATATGTAGTCACCATTTTCGTATATGTGCCGATAGATGGCGTCACACCTGATGTTGAAGACCACGTACCTGTACCACCACATGCACCACCCGCAAACCTCCCTCCACCTCCAACAGCCAATGGGTGAAAACTTTCACCACCACAGTTGTTATTCGCGGGGCCAATACTTAATAAAACTCGATTTGATGTAGTTTCATTTAACTTAAATGATGCAATTGCTGAGTAAGCCCCACTTCCCACTCTGAGTCCATTGTAAGATGTCGTTATCATTGGACGTAGCACCCCAACAATTGGATTTGTATTGAGGTAATATGTTTTCAATGTCGAATCAAATTCAAGAGTCGGATAAGGATTGCAGTACATGTGGTTAGTTTGTCCACTTTGATCATACCATGTTGTAACCGAAAGGGTGCGGCCCGAAATCCATGTTGCCCAGTCTGTTCCTCCTCCTGTGCTTGTGATCTTATACACAGATCCGTACACGTCCAAGTAAACATCTGCTTCAAAATTATCTGTTGAGCGGCGAACTTTTACTTGTGGTCCATTATATGTCTTCAATAAACGACGTAAAGAGTACGCCGCCACGGGCATTTGACCACCTAAGGAACCATCCAATAGACCAACTGCCTCGACAATAATATTATACGATTGCGAAACTGTGTTATTACCCAAATCCGTTGCAGTGAGAGTGAAGGGATAGGTTGTCGGAAGAGTAATAGTAGATGTGGTTCCACTGATAGTGTATTTCCCATTGACGCCAACCGTAGTGAATTGACCGCCCAATCCTGGTGGCAATGATCCAGCTGTTATGCTTATGCTCGCTATACCCCCGCTTACTTCGTCGTTTACAACAATCTCAAAAGGGGTAATTGCACTACCTCCTGTTACAGTAAATCCCGCTGAACTCACAAAAACGGGCATATTGCCCGCAGTGATAGGAGAGAAGTAGGCAACTTTACCCATTTGACGACATTGAATTTGATAGGGAGCATCGCTTACCGGGAAAACATCCGGCCTTACCAAACTAACGCTCGAATCACTTACATACGTCACGCTTTTAGGAACATATTGTTTATTACTGGCGCCGATAAACCTCCATTGCGCAGATGCTTGCAACAATGACCCGGTCACTGTCACTACATCGTCATTATTTTTGAGAACTTGGGTGTTTACGCTTGTTATTGAAGGCACCACTGCAAAGGACGACCACGAACCAAGTGTGTACAGCTCATAGAGTTCAGTTTCAGTGTTAAACCTGAACATCCCTTCAACATTAATACGAGTAACGGTAGACCCACCTGGAATAGTAAAAGCTGAGTTGGTTGACGAAATATCAAATGACGACTTTGGTAATGTACCAATGCCTACATTACCGTTACCATCGATTATCAAGGCATCGTTCAAATTAAATACCATTAACTTGACTTCTAATCTTTAACAAGAAAGTATGTAGAGTCATCGCAACCGCCGCTTATGCACATATGAATCGCACAACAGGCCTCCAAGTTACAGAATTCCCGACTGGTGAATCAAAACTATATGTGCCAGCACCATCTTGCCATTGATAAAAACTTGTACCACTAGCCACAAACATAGTTCCGGATGTTGACCAGTTGGTAGTTTGCCCCCAAGCGCATGATATTCCTAAATTAAAACCATATGTCCACAGCATCGGTGTTGTAAACGTAAAAACTTTATTTACCCCTGTTACAAAAGTCTCTGATGAAGGATCCTTAACACGAATCATTTGGCCCCCATTTGAACCTGAAATGTTACTTGATATAGACATATTATGAAGCTTCATACCAATCGCGTAACTTGGATAAGGTTGGTAAGTAGGCTGCGTTTGAACAAAGAACTGCATGCCAACAATGTTTGCTTTTTCTTTGTAATTAAAAGCTGCAAAAAGTTCATCTGAACTATAGCTCCATGTAAAGCATGAGCGCATATAATAATTATTTATAATACTTGGTAACTCTGATCCATGTATGTACCCCCCTGAAAGAACATCACCTGTGGTTCCCACAAATTTTGGTTCTCCTATAGTAAACGAGTAAGCACGCGAGCTTGTGTTACCCCCTGAATCTTGTGCCGTTGCTATAGTATTGAATGTAAGAAGTGTTTCGCTGTTAACTGTAGTTCCTGCAATTGTAAGAGAGCTGTTTGAAAATGATGCACTCAATCCAGAACCCGATAAGTCACTATCAATTGATATATTTGTGATTCCACCCCCGATTTCATCAATCGCATTTATAACCATGGCCGGATTATAAAGAGTATTTGGAATTAGGTTCGATAAGCTTCCAGCGGGTGTCGTAAATGTGGGTCCTACACCTGCATCAATCAAGATTGTGCTTGAAATAAACTCTCTTGCTGCTTCGGTATTGTAGACTCTCAGTCTAAAAGGTGATTTACTCGCCGGAAATACATTCGGTCGTGTGAGAATCACACGTGATTGATTGACAAATTGCGAAATGCATGGAAAGTGTGTGCCGTCATTACCAATAAACGACCATGTCGAATGCAACTCGAAAAACAACCCATCGACAATTGTTTGCATTCCAATATTTTGCAGCTTTGTGGGGTTTGCAGAAACTATCACAGGCTGCCAAGTATCAGTTACTGCCCAATTTGCCCCCATTTTTTTCTCAAAGCGCCCATATGCTCTGTTCATACGTAGAACTCCAACTTTTCTTCCAGTTTGGGGGGTATTCTCTGGCTCGATCTCGGTTGTGCTGACCTCTTGAGATGGAATTATGATAGCGTCGGTGCGATTAGCTATGTCAATTGTGCTTCTTGGAAATGCCGTTCCAATTCCAATGTTTCCTGATGTATCAAGAACGAACGAGTCATTTACAGAATAATAAGATAGCATCGACATACCTGTTTGTCTTATATATAATATAAACTATAATAAGAACTACGAGGCATGAGTTTTCTGCTGAATGATTCATTAACGATATCAAGTTCAAATGAACTCATTCTTAAAAATGAGACGAACCCGTTCGATTTATCAAACAGAAGTGATGGTATCATTCTACCGGTTGGGACAATGTCGGAACGTCCTCAATTGCCCTCTATTGGTATGATGCGCTTCAACTCAACAATTATAAGACCAGAGATATACACTTTTGATGGGTGGAAACGACTTGATACAGATTATAATACATTGGAAGACATAACTCCGAGGTCACTACCGCATTCTTATGACATTGCCACTATAACCGGTAGAGATTTTGTACCTGGAATGATTTTTGAATTTGTTGGTTCGTCTGGTGTAAGCCATATTGTTCCATCATGGTCGTTTGTTAATTTGAACACAGTGCAAGCAAGACGGCCGAGCATTATGCCACCTGAAGAAGAGCCATACACACTGTGCGTAACGATGCCTAATGGTTCACAATACGAGCTACTTGACATTGTTGAGGTTGGCGATTCTCCTATCATTCTTTCGCCACCAGCCGGCGCGCTTGGGACATTTTCATCAGGATGCAACATAACGCCCATAGCAATCACGGCATTCGATTCCGATGGTTCCAACATTGTCTCAATGACAAAAACATATGATTTATCGCAATTAAACTTTGTCTACAATAACAACAATGTAGCAATGTTAAGTGGAACCACAACAGACATAATTCAATCTACTACTACGTATAACTTTACGGTGACAGCAATGGATTCAGGAAGCAACGTAGCGTCTAGAAACTACAACATCACTGTTTTATACACCCCTCTTGCAATCACATCTTCCCTGCCAGCCAATATAAGTCATAACTCTATGAATAACAGTTATTCTACATCGTACACTTTCACCGCAAATAAGGCCGGTGTCACATGGTCGCTCACCCCGAGTTCAGCTTTCGCCACCATTAACTCGTTGACAGGTGTCATGAGCGTAAATTTTGATCAAGGTGCTATTGGAAGTGGTTTGTTTACGGTGACAGCATCGTGGGGAATTGATTCAACCTCCCAATCATGGTCATATCAAGTTTATAGCTATGATGTAACGGCTAACCCAGTGCGTTCCTATCCATCTGCGCCCTTACTTTCTAACGTCCATACAGTAAGTGGTTCAGCGTATGGTAATGGATTACATACATGCGCTGAATCTTCATACGAAGCAACAAGTTTGGGTGCCTTCCGGATGTTTGATAAAAATAACGGATATGAAAGATTTTGGATGTCAGCGAACCGATATACCCAACAAGGCGCATACATTGGAAGCTCAGATACGCTAGTTGGATCATCTACAATTTCAGGTGAGTGGGCACAGATTCATTTGCCTCAGCCTATTGCGCTCAAATCTTATTCTCTTGCGGGCAGGTACGCTGAGGACAGTAACGGCATTTATGGTAGAGAACGCCGGAGCCCCCGAACATGGTTTCTAGCGGGTTCAACCAATGGTACCTCTTGGACTCTCATAGATGCAAATTCACAAGCGGCGTGGAACGAAGATGCACCGAAGGTTGTTGTGTTACCATCGACAGCACCCGAATATTCCTACTTTCGAGTTATTGTGACCCAAGTTGGTCAAGCAAGCTTGAGCGACTGTACACATGCCACGATTTCAGAGCTTATTTTAGATGGACATTCAAACACAGTAATACCATCAAACTACACGATTTATATTGACTACACCACTTCACCATCATATTTCATCAATGATGCGTCAACTTTACCTACCTTTGATGTTGCAAATCAAAGGATAATATTCAATCGGACAAGTAAGTATTTTGATGTTGGACCTCGTACATATAATATGTTGACTAACGGATGGACGTTTTTGATAAACCTAACTCTAACGGCTAACAACAACAGTGTAGATAGAATATTCGATTCTGGAGCGGAGAATAACAATTATATTACCTTCCTCTTATCGAGTGGGAATGCCTTGCGATTTTTAATTCGTAATAGTTCAAATGTAACATTGTGTGACACCACAACAAGTCAAACATTGGCTTTAAACACGACTTATGTGCTCGCCGCAAGAACAACATCACAACATGCATCAATATGGATAAATGGTGTGAAAGTGAAAGAAGTATCGTGTGTACCAACAGACCGAACAAATAACAATTCACGTATTGGTGTTGATCCATACATATCGAGTGCTCAATTATCTGCTTACGTGTACAATGTGTATGTCTACAACTATGCATTATCTGACACGGATATAGGTAACTTTACTTCATAAATACCAGGTTACTATATCTTTTTTGTCCAGATTTTCTATACCAAATAATTTACACAAAGCTTGTGGGAAAGGGCGTTTAAGGTCTAGGACCGTATAAACTCGAACACCAAAAAATAGAAAGTTGTATGTACATCATTATCAATATGTTCCATAAATATTACTGAACGATACAGTTCCAATATCTATTGGTGCGAACATTTCAAATACTGCGTTCGTCACATAGGGCGACATCGTACTTGCCCATTTGATTTTAACATCGATGGAGTTCGCGGTACTTCTCACAACCTCGTGTGTGAGACCCGAAAATGCATCCGTATAAAAGCTTGCTGTTTCAGTATTCACTATACCCTTGGGCTTCAATGCGACTGCATCATTTTTGCAATGCACGATTGTCTCAAACCGACGATAGGCGTTTTCGGTGTCACTTCCGGCCATGCTGCATTTCACGCTCAAGTGCGCTTTCGCACTCTCGCTTGTAGTCGCAGTTAACCATGAAATGTTGGCACCTACATAGTAATTACCTGTCGCGGCAGGTTCATGGCCTCCAAATGCATGTTTGACAACTTGCGTGTCACCGAATGTAATTAGCGGTCCACTTCCACCACCGCCGCCACCACCTGATATGCCCGTTAGCAAGCTGCCGTCACCCACAAACGATGTTGCTTGTATAGTACCAACAACATGTAGTTTTTGTTGAGGTAGAGTTGTACCCATGCCAACATTGCCACCATCAATAATTTTTAGCACAGACACACCATCGTCTTGCACGTCCAAAACGGGTTGCGCACCAGTTTGATTGATTACCAACGCAGGACCCGTTCCGTCATTCGTAATAAGAAGTTGTTCTGTAGTGCCCACATTGGTGTTGACAATGGTTTGAGTGCCATTCACGGTGAGATTGCCCTCGATGCGCGTGTCACCCATGACGTGAAGCGGGTTAGAAGGATTTGTGATACCAATGCCCACATTGGTCCCAATCACGTAAACATTGCTCGAGCCTTGCGACCAAGCAGACGGGGCCGAAAGGCCTGTCAACAAGCTACCATCGCCCACGAACGATGTCGCCTTAACGGTACCTTCAACATGTACTTTTTGTTGAGGATTGGTCGTTCCAAAGCCAACATTTCCAGAGTTTGTGATAGTTGCGCGAGGAACACTGACATGCGAAATCATGAATGATGGTAAGTTACCATCAAGTTGTGTAACGGTTGTTACGGTTCCGTAGAAAGCTAGTTCACCAACTGTTGCTGCCAAGTTGTCGCCCGTTCCGGGGTTGCCAACCTTATTGCACACAATACGGTAGTATGTGTACGCTTGAGTCGCAGCGAACGTGAACGTCTTATCGTCGTACGTTGTCCACAAGATGCCATCTTGCGAGTTGATGATGGTCCATGCAATGCCATCTGTTGAGCCTAGCAACCACCATGTGCGTATGTTGCGGCGTTCCAAATCATAGGTCGATGATTGACGCGGCGAGATGACATACGAAGTGAGCTGAAGGGCAACAGGGACCTGGAATTGTAGCCACTCGCCAGCCAATGCTTGGCCACTTGCAGTTGTTGACACGCTTCCAGTGTACGTTCCTCCAGTAGACACGTTTGTGCTATTGAAGTAGGTTGAAGCCGACATCCACCATTCATTGCTTGCCTTGCTGTAGTTGAATGCCTTCCACGCTGCACCGCCGCCATCACTTGATGTAGAACTTGTGTACACACCATTTCCGTATGCGCCTACAGTAACAGTCAATGAATCAGAAGACATTGCTGACGGCGGGTATTTTTGAATAGGTGTAGTGACAATTGATGTTCCTGAAATATCATTTACGTGCAGTGCGCAAATGGGTGCACTAGTGCCAATGCCTACATTGCTGCCGGTCACGTAAACACTGCCCGCGTTTTCCGACCAAAGAGAAGTTCCGCCGCCGCCACCGGTGCCCACAATGCCCGTCAGCAAGCTACCATCGCCCACAAACGAAGTCGCCTTGACCGTGCCCACCACGTCCAATGCACCCACCGGCACCGTGCCAATACCCACGCCGCCGGCTGGTCGATACACGGTGCTGCCGCTCGCCGTCCACATGGTTGAGGCCGATACCTCGAATCCAGCAGCACCAGGGACAACGGTCACCACGCCGCTTGTGGCAGGCGCCTTGAGTTCCCAACCCTCGCGATTGTTTGTGGTCTTGACATGGCCAGTTTGCGATTCGTCCTCTTCCACCGTGAACCCTGCGCCGCCGCCTGATCCGGCAGCGCCACCTTTGTTGAGCGTGATGCGGTTGTCCGTGATGGTTGTGTTGGTTGTGTTCACGGTTGTCAAGGTACCTGCGATGTTCACGGTATCCCCCGCACCACCGATATTAATCGTTGTCACGCCCGAACCTGTGCCCACATTAATGGTTTGAGTCAGGGTGCTCGTACCAATGTTGACAAATTGCGCAACACTTGTACCGATTTGAACGGTGTTCGTGTCCAACTTTGCATCCAGCGTTCCCGAGACCCCAATATTTGTAAAGTTCGCAGTGCCTGCAGTGATGTTTGTCACCGTAAGGTTGTTTCCAATAAAGTTTTCAGCAAATACGTTTCCAATGTCCACTTGCCCGGCTTCGTTCACCGAAATGACGTTGCTGCCCAAATAAATAGTATTTCCGGACAAATACAGTTCACGGAAGCGCATGTTTGGGGTGCCCAGGTCATACGTTTCATTGGCAGTGGGCATAACATTTCCGGTCATATACAGCGTCCCATTCACGCCTACGTCACCAACAATGTCTAATGGTTTTTGAGGATTCGTTTTCCCAATACCCACGTTGCTGCCTGTCACGTACAAGTTGGTTGCGTCACTCGACCATTTTGAGGCAACAATTCCTGTGAGGAGGCTGCCATCACCGATAAACGTCGCAGCGCTCACTGTTCCATCGACTTGCACATTGCTTGCAAAAATATCTGTAAAGCTTCCTGCACCACCCCCTGTCAATGGTTGAACGGATGTTGGAGTGGCAACAACAAGCCCGCCCGTCACCGGATCAGCAGACAGAGAAGTCGTGCCGATATGAATTGTGTTTCCAGACAAGAACAGGTCTTTCCAACGATTGGTTGTGGAACCCAAATTGTAATACTCATTCGATGTGGGCACAAGGGAGCCCTGTACCTTAAAGGTCCCGGGGTCGCCACTTATCGTGGGGTTCGTCATTTCCTAACACATTAAATGATTAAAAATGAGGAATAGTAAGCATTGGATAGAGATAGAGTATTAAAACCCCATACGTGTGCGTCCTTATTGTGCTTTGTGCCAGTCATGTTGTCTATAGTCACGGGCCCTTGTAAGATAGGCCATGCAAGGGTTGCCTTGAAGAGCTGAACTAACGTCTTGCTCTGCTCCAGCTGTCGGCTAATCAGAACAATGCGCTCTTCCAACTGCCTTTTTCTGGCATCTTTGTCGTTAGTAGTTTGTTTAACATGGCCACACAACTGCCTTATACACTTTCTAGCGCGTTTTCTTTAGATGGGCATTGTGGGCCACACTGGGTTCAACAGTTCACATGTGTTTGTCAAATCACGCAATGCTTGACGGTAATCCATCCACTCCGCGCGTTTTTCGGGTGTGTATGGAGAATCTGGCATAACACGCCAATCACACATCGCAAGAAGTTGATTGCGGGTTTCGCGAATGTTAGGAAGAGCGAGAGCGCGAAGTAAAGCAAGTTTTTCATCATCATCAATAATCATAAAGCCGGGTGCGTCTGGAACACGTATTGCTTTCATCGCATCAATACATATAATGGATGATGGAATAGGTACACTTACACAACCATATGGCGTGATAGGTTCACGTTGAGTCATCATACGGTCTCCAATCGGTTGAATATGAAGAGAGTGAATTGTGCAGTTGGTTGTATCAACATAAGCAACAGACATGACAAGGAACTTACTTAAATGGCAAGAAAAAATATTTACATGTCTTACGCTAAAATCCTTGTGGGTTTGTGTCTCCAATTAACACACGGGTTAATGTACTACTAGCACCGACATTGTTGAGATTAGGCACCAGATACGCATAGCGCCCGTCTGTAAATCCACCTTGAAATCCTTTTGCGGATGTGTTGCCAGCAGTTGTCACGTCCAACACACGCACTCCGGTTGTATTGAAGTTTCGAAGGTCTACTCGGGTAAACTTTCCATGTGATCCTGAGAATCCATAATATGGTACCAGATATGCATAACGCCCATCGGTGAACCCCCCGGCAAATCCCTGTACACCAGTGTCACCTGCAGTAGAGACATCCAAGTAGGAAACTCCGCTTGTAGTAAAGTTCTGAATGTCAATACGTGTAAAGATTCCGTGATAATCAAAGCCATCCATATTCGGAACGAGATATGCATATTGCCCATCTGTAAATCCGCCAAAAAATCCCTTGGCTCCTGTGTTTCCTGCCGTTGAAACGTCAAGATACGAAACACCACTTGTCGTAAAGTTTTGTAGGTCGACACGGGCAAGAAGGCCACTGAAGTAAAAACCCCCATTACCAGCAGCAGGTACGAGATACGCATATCGTCCATCAGTAAATCCGCCGCCAAACCCCTTTGCAGCGCTGTTTCCGACAGACACGTTCACATAACTAACTCCTGTGGTTGTGAAGTCCTGTAGGTTAACACGAGTAAAAATGCCATGGAATCCAATACTATTGTTATAGTTCGGTATGAGATAAGCATAATTACCGTTAACAAATCCGCCAAAAAATCCTTTTGCGCCAACGTTTCCTGTCGACACGTCCAAATAAGTTACTCCTGTTGTAGTAAACTTTTGCAGGTCAACACGAGTCAAGAGCCCACTACTTCCTGGAACTAGATATGCATATCGCCCATCTGTAAATCCACCAAAGAATCCATATGCATTTGAGTTTCCAGCAGTGGAAACATCCAGGTACGTCACCCCACTTGTAGTATAGTTTTGGAGGTCGACGCGCGTAAAAATGCCATGCTTTACAGAGTCATTATAATATGGTACTAAGTACGCATAGCGCCCATCTGTAAATCCACCATTAAATCCTTTTGCCCCTGTATTACCTGCAGTTGATACGTCAAGATAAGCACCTGTTGGAGCAACAAACATTTTTTGTGTATTGGCATTTATGGAGCCCGATATAGATAGTGTGCCCTCTATACGCGTATTGCCTGCAACATGTAATGTAGTTAGAGGTTGTGAAGTGCCAATGCCAACGTTGCTGCCGAGTACATAAACTCCGCTTGCAGTTTGCGACCAAGCAGACGAGCCACTTCCACCACCAACACCTGTGATGCCCGTAAGCAAGCTTCCATCACCCACAAAGGACGTGGCCTTGACTGTGCCGAATACATCCAAAGCTTGGACGGGTGCAACGGTGCCAACGCCTAGACGTGAATTGGTGTTGTCCCAGTGCAAATTGGTAGGTTGTAATACACTGGAGGTGCCATTCCCCACAAGAACTTTGCTTGCGGTGAGTGTCGCGCCTCCGGTTCCACCATTCACGACAGACACGGTCCCTGTCAAGGATGCAGCAGGCAAAGACGTAAGAGAGGCACCGCTGCCACTGAACGTCGTCGCTTGTGCAGTGCCAACGATGTGCAGCTTGCTTTGCGGCAGCGTAGTTCCAACACCGACATTACCGCCATCAATGATTTTCAGCACGGGCACGCCGTCGTCTTGGACTTCTAAAATGGGTTGAATTCCGGTTTGATTCACAATGAGTGCAGGGCCTGTTCCGTCGTTGGTAATGATGAGCTGGTCCGTTACGCCCCCATTTGTGCTCATAATTGTTGATGTGCCAGCTAGAACATTGAATGATAGCGAATCGACTGTCAGGTTACCCTCAATGACTGTATTACCTACAACATGTAGTTTTTGCTGCGGGTTCGTAGTTCCAACACCGACATTGCTACCAACCACATAAACATTGCTTGAGCTCGATGTCCAAACGGATGTCACGATTCCTGTGAGCAAGCTGCCATCACCCACAAACGACGTGGCCTTCACAGTGCCGACCACTTCCAATGCAGAGGACACTGGCACAGTACCAATACCCACTCCAGAAGACCGGTAAACTTTGTCACCGCTTGCCGTCCACATGTTTGACCCCGAAATCTCAAATCCAGCCGCACCGGGAATGACCGTCACCACACCGCTTGTGCCGGGCGCCTTCAGTTCCCAACCCTCGCGATTGTTTGTGGTCTTGACATGGCCAGTTTGCGATTCGTCTTCTTCGACCGTGAACCCTGCGCCAGCGCCTGACCCGGTCGCACCACCTTTGTTGAGCGTTATACTGTTATCCGTGATGGTCGTGTTGGTTGTGTTCACGGTGGTCAAAGTGCCCGCAATGTTCACAGTATCTCCCACTCCTCCAATGTTAATTGTTGTCGCACCTGAACCCGTACCCACATTGATGGTTTGAGTCAAGGTGCTCGTACCTATGTTGACAAATTGCGCAATGCTAGTACCAATTTGGACCGTATTGGTATCCAACTTGGCATCAAGGGTTCCCGACACCGCAAGATTTGCGATGCTCGCGGTGCCTGCGGTGATGTTGGTGGCCGTAAGGTTGTTTCCAATGAAGTTTTCAGCAAAAACGTTACCAACGTCCACTTGGCCTGCTTCGTTCACCGAAATGACGTTGCTGCCCAAATAAATGGTATTGCCTGACAGATACAGTTCGCGAAAGCGCATGTTGGATGAGCCGAGGTCATAGACTTGGTTTGAGGTTGGCATGATATTGCCGGTCATGTACAGCGTCCCAGCAACAGCGACATCGCCAACCACGTCCAATGGCTTTTGTGGGTTTGTTTTGCCAATGCCCACATTGCTACCAGTCACGTACAAGTTGCTCGAGTTCTCAGACCAAACATCCGGTTTCATGCCTGTGAGCAAGCTGCCATCACCGATAAACGTCGCGGCGGTTACGGTTCCCTCGACATCTACACTGCTTGCAATTATATTTGAGAAGCTGATTCCACCTGTGGAAGGATCCGCCGATAGCGAACTTGTTCCCAAATGAATTGTGTTTCCAGACAAGAACAGGTCTTTCCAACGACTTGTTGGAGAACCCAAGTCGTAGACTTCATTGGATGTGGGCACAAGGGAGCTATGTACCTTAAAGGTACCGCCGATACCACTCAATGTGGGGGGAGGCATTTCCTAACACATTAAATCATTTAAAACTAAAGTGCACAATAATAAAAAAGGAGGAGTTGCCTACCGCTTTCGCTTTCGTATCCACTTCACACAATGCACACAGGCGTAATTTCTTTTTGCGACCGCATTCATTTCAATGTAAAATGCAGTATTTTCAAAGACGAGTTGCTCAAGCGCCTCGATGCCGCCTTTGGCCTAAAAATTATTGCGCGCCACTGGCATCGCCTTGATGAGAGTGGTATTCCGCTCGTGACAAATCCCAAGGCGCCCCATTGGATGTGTCTTCGCTCCAACGGCAACCCCTACTTTATGGTGCTTATCACCTACGAAGACGTCCCAATGATTGTGTACGTCGACAAGAAAATTCAACCGGGATATGAGTATCCTCGCATGCTTCTCGGGCGCGGGCAGTTCCCTCTCAAGGCCTTCGAGGGCAATGGTACAGTTTTCGATGGCGAGATGGTGCGCGATACGCGTGGAGGTTGGGCATTTCTCGTTAACGATGCAATTGCTTACGCAGGACGTGCGCTCTACCGTTCGAACCTAAAGCAACGCCTCGCGGCTGCAGGCGAAGTCCTCAATGGTCACATTCACGACCCATTTATGGATGGTTGCGTTTATCACATTAAGCGCTACTTTGCCCCCACTCAAGAGGGATTTTCATGCCTCCTCGAAATGGCGGCCTTTATGCCATACACGCATCGTGGCGTATACTTCTGGCCAGATAACTCGCATTATAAGCCAAAACTGCACAACTTCGATGATACGCTCATTAAGTCAGTCGTGCGCAAGGTGAAAGATGCGCCCGAATTCCGCGAATTTAATGCCGTGCCTGCCGCGCCTGCCGCGCCTCCCACACCGGCGGCTCCCATACCGGTCGCCCCTGTGGCAGTTCTCACACCGGGCACCGATGGAACCATTATGTGGCTCAAGAAAACAGAAAATCCAGATGTTTATGACGTTTACCTACCATACGAAACTGGTGGCAATGTCAAGGTTGGCATTGCGGCGGTACCCACGCTCACAATTAGCAAAATGCTGCGGTCTGTTTTCAAGACGCGCACAATTGCCCAACCCGAAGCATTCGAGTGCGCATGGCACCCCGAGTTCCAAAAATATGTTCCTCATCGCCTTGTTGCGGCTGCTTAATTCTCCTGCGCTAAAATTATGCTTACTTTTGTATGACGTCACTATATATGTATGCATTTTCTTGACGCGGCTACCGTTTTATGCATACGACACAATGCACTTTCGTACGCTTGTTCGATATTCAGCATTAATGTTATCGCAACTTGCGCAACTCCAGCATTACATAAGTCATGGCTAGCGGTTCTCCTCACATCTATCTATCACCATCAAGTTCCAACCAATCGAGTATTAATTTTCGCTGACCAAATAGCAGTGTTTAACCTAGTTTATCAACACGGCGCTGTAATATGTTTGTGTCCTGCATGGCTTGTCGCCTTTTTCGTGACAACCGTCATGTACACCGCACTTTGGTACTACCCTGCAAAGCTAGGTCGCGTACCTGAACATCTTCATTTGCCCTTACATCTTATTACATACGCAGCTACGAGCACATGTGGATTGCTTATTGCAAAAGAGGTAGTCATCACCTAAAGCATTGCTTGCGTAATTTACGAAGCAGTATGGAAGTTGCGTGTTTTCTTGTGCATGCTGCGTTGACGTGTAGGCGCAAAGCAATTGACCTCAATAGAGCGCTCGGTGCGACATGGAACGTCGCCATTGTTGGTCATGCATTTGTTCAATCTCTAGACCCCGCGGCTTTTTTTACGCGACACCCGGCAATGCCACCTAGTTTCATGCTGGCGGTGTGTAATGAAAGTATTTTTTATGCGGTGCATTTGGTCGAAGAGATTATAGAAAAAAACGTCGTGTATGCAGCGCACCATGCTGGGGCACTTGCGACTATTGGTGTTGCATTACATTCGGGGTACTTTCAACCCATGCTCCTCGTGTTTGGCATATTTACTGTATCGTCGCCTTTTTTGTATATTTCAAAGTGGGCACATCACAATCGTATGGACGACTTGGCAAAGCTTACATTCGCGCTCTTTGCCGCCGTCTTCTTCGTATTTCGCATAGTGGCCTTCCCGATGGTGCTCAAGTACACTTGGATAGATTCGATTGACCTTCCGGACTTGCACATTGGTGCTTACATAACGTGCAATACCATATTGAGCGCTCTATACGTACTTCAATGGCATTGGTTCCAAAAAATAGCGACAATTGTTCGCAAACAGTTGCTCAAATAATGCGAATTTGCGCGATAGCCTCCAGAAATATTTGCTTGATTTTTGTTCTGTCCACATTATCCGCATGTGAATAGCGAAGAGTGTATGTGTAATAGGCGGTGGCATCGGTGCCTTCGCAGATGTGGTCTACGATGAATACGAGACGGTTATGAATTGTATAAGTTGTGCGCTCGATGTGTGCGGTGTGATGCACTTCCGTGGTGCATGGAAATTGATGGCATGGGAGGACATCTTCAGCAAATGCCCGAACATAGTAGGCATCTTTGAATGCGTCGCGAATGGTGGTTCGGGCGACATTCCGTTGCGCATCATTGGCTGTGTCGTACGAATAAGTCATGTTTTTGTGTGAATACTCCACTAGCTTCTGCACATGCCGGCGATAGTCGCGCGGAACAAACTTGGGAGGTTGTTTGAATGCGACATGTACAACATCCTCGTCATGAGGCCCATTCACATAATTGATTTCAACCACATTTGCGCCCTCGAGAAAATCGTCACTAATTACGAACTCCATGATTGACAATTTAAGATACGAGACACGTCCTTTTTTATGTAAGCATTTCAAGTCCTTAGGCCGAGCCCCAAAAAAGGAGATGCGCTTAAACGCTACATGCATATGAACACTTAGTGCAAAATGGCGGCCAACGCAAATCCTATGAGGGCGTACGTTCGCACGGTTCTTGAAAAATATATGACGGAACCCGAAGCTGGAGACATGGAGGTTGGCATTTTCAACAATACCATTGACGTTGCCAAAACCTTTCCGTTTGCGGCGTCGTGGGGCAACCCTGTGTTCAACGAGGCGTACCTTGCAAAAGCGCGCAGTCTCGTGGCCAACCTAAATCCGCAAAGCTACGTGAAGAACGAGCGGCTGCAAACGCGGCTTGCAGAGCGCGAATTTATGCCGAATGAGATGGCCGCCATGGCGCCGGAGAATTTGTTTCCAGAGGCGTGGGATGACGTTATCCAAAAAGAGATGCATCAGCTGAAGGGAGCATACGAAACCAATCTTGCTTCTATGACGGATGTTTACACTTGCGGAAAATGCAAGAAAAACCGCTGCACTTACTACGAATTTCAAGGGAGAAGCGGAGACGAAGCTTCAGACATACACGTACGGTGTCTAAATTGTGGAAATCGCTGGAAACATTGATTTCCAGTGTGCTAAAGGAAAAATGGTATAAGGCTTATGCTGCTACGTATTTGTAACAATGGAGATTGAACTCAGGAATAAAAAGGGCGAACGTTTCAAAACTGTATTTTCAGCAGAAGACTATGAACTGGTCAAACCTTATAAATGGTATCTTGCAACCGGATATGCAAAAACCAAAAACCAAAATGGCAGCTCTGTTGGTATGCATCGAATTATAATGAATCTCAATGACCCTTTCCTGGTTGTTGACCATATAAATCACGACAAGCTTGACAACCGCCGTGAAAACCTTCGAGTTGTAACGAGAGCAGCGAACAACCAAAATCGCCCAAAAGCTACCAATGAAGACAGAACAAGTAAGTATAAAGGAGTTTTTTTACGCGAGTTTTCACACACATCATTATGGGTCGCTCGGTGCGGGCAACTCTATAATCAGTCATTTAAAACAGAAGAAGAAGCAGCTCGAGCATATGATAAAGCTGCCCTTCATAGCTTTGGCATTGGTGCTGAGATTAACTTCAAATACACGGACGATGAGTTGAACCAAATATTAGCAGAACCCGCTCCGGTCACTCCAACTTTTGTAAAAAAGCGAAGTGAGCTTCCAAAGGGTGTTTGGTTTGATTTTCGAGGATTAACAAGAAACCCATACGGTGCAAAGTTCAGTAGAAAAAGCTTGGGTATGTACGCTACTCCCGAGGAGGCTTCTGCAGTATACGAGGCATATATTAAAGTTCACAACAAGGAATGTGAAGAGAATCACATGAACCTTAAGATACTTCGCAATGACGATGGACATGCAATAATACCCATACGCAATAAGCTAAAAGAACATGTGAAAAGCGTCATTGTTGATGATGATGAATGGCATCGTATAATGCGCCATTCGTGTTGTGTAAACAATTTCGACTATGTCAGCATCCGGCAGTCAAAATCGATTACAATGTTGCATCGCTTTCTAATGAATCCGCCTGCAGATATGATCGTGGACCATATCAATGGAAATAAACTAGACAATCGTAAGGAAAATCTGCGCATCGTGACAGCGAAACAAAGCAGCTACAACAAGGGAAAGCATAATCGTGCAGATGCTACAAGCAAATACAAAGGAGTCAGTAAAGTAACTCGAAAACTGAAAAAGGGAGACAGAGTATTCTACATGTGTTTTGTTAGTAAAGATGGGGTACGTTATAATTTAGGGACCTTTCCAAACGAGCTAGATGCTGCCCGCGCATACAATGCAAAAGCGCAAGAATTGTTTGGCGAGTTTGCGAACCTAAACGAAGTCTAGCAATCACATTTTTCCAGTGTGCTAAAGGAAATAAGAGAAGACAGGCATCCATATTTTTGTCATTTGTATTTAGTTTGATGTGTAAAGGTAAGGTTAATTAATGATTTCATTGTCATCTTTTCGTCAAAAATTTGGATATCTCAACTCGCCAATCTCGTTCAGAAACATATGTAACTCGATGGGGACGACCCCCTTTACTTTGTCGAATTTGCTCTTTATCGTGGAAATGAGAATGTATCTACGGGATCAAACGGGAACATCATGGATTGATGTCACCAGTTCGGGAAACAATGGAGTCTACGTGGGTGGCTTACTAACAACTACACGGTTTGGAGGCGGGTACACAACTCCTGCAAATCAGATAACACGATATATTTTACTTCCTGAAAATGCCCTCCAGAATCTTTCTAACGGCAATCTATGGACAATAAATATATGGATGGAGGTATTGAGCCACAGCGGCGCACGGTACTTTACTAGTATGGCTTCCGGAAGCAATGACAATATGTTCATCATGCAAATCAATAATGATTCAACTTTTCATCCATGGAGTTCTGTATTACAATCGGGTTCGCATGCAACATGGAGTGCAAATGTTCCTATGATGGTGACTATATGCAGGATTGACGCATCCACGTATAGAATCTATAAGGACGGTTTATTCACCGGTGCTTATACACGTGCCGCAAGCAATGAAACTAAAACCGTTACTGGTTGGGTTCTTGACCAAGAACAAGATAGTGTTAAGGGAGCGTTTGATTCCGCGCAGAACACCCATGCAAATTGGTATGAGATGTCGCTTATAAACCGAAACCTTACAGATACGGAAGTTAATGCTGAATTTCAGCGAACTAAAGGACGATACAACATTGGGGACCACGCTACGGGCCTAGTCTTTTATCTAAGAAATCAAACCGGTCTAAACTGGTATGATATTGTTGGGTCTGGTGCGAATGGAGTGTATGTAGGTGATCTCATGACAACTTCTCAGTATGGTGGTGGATACACAACCCCCGAAAATCAGGTGTCGCGGTATATTCTACTTCCCGAGCAGGCTCTTCAAAATCTACCGAGTGGTTTTGCATGGACCGTTAACGTGTGGATGGAAGTTTTAAGTCATAGCGGGTTACGCTACTTTTGCAGCATGGCAAGCTCTAGTATTGACAACGCTTTCATAATGGAGCTTACCGACACACAGTTGTATCCATATAATAGTACTCTACAATCGGGTTCTCATGCTTCATGGGATTTGAATGTGCCAATGATGGTGACAATAAACAGAGTAAATGCAACGACATGGAAAACCTACAAAAATGGTACACTCGCTGGGATTTATAGCAGCGCGGACATCGATACTAAAACCGTTCTGGGGTGGGTTCTTGATCAAGAACAGGATAGTGTAAAAGGAACTTTCAATTCGTCCCAGAACACTCATGCAAACTGGTATGAAGTGGCATTATTTGGACTATCACTTTCAGATGCGGAGGTAAGTCGTGAGTTTGACTTGCGAAGACGGCGATTCTATGTATGAATCATCCACCATTTATTTTGTATGGTATCTGCAGATACTATGTCCCTACTAAACCAAGGCATTGACTTCAACATTGGCAGCTGGCACATTTCGCTGGTGCCCCAAGCTAAGGTGGCCATGTTCGCCTACGCCGTCATGGTGTTGGCATACCTACTCGTGTTCTGGAACATGATGCGCTTCGTGAAATCCGCGGGCGCCAAGCTACTGATTGGCATCGTGTTCATCATGTACGTCATGCTGATTGCGGGCATCAGCATCTACAACCTGAACTGCACGGTTGTTGGCAACTGCAAGACATTTGCATGGGTTCTGGCTGGCTTCATCTCGGTGACCGCCATCTACATGATCTGGCTCGCATGCATTTCGTTCTTCATCCCCAGAAAGTAAACCACACATCGCCCCCTTTATTTTTATCACAGAATCTGCGTTACGCAATCGTTAAAATTAATATGACGATGACAATTAAAGAAAGGGGATTCCGCATGAAATTAGAGTTGAAAAAATACAACATGCGAAATATGTCATATGCCCCGGGGAGTGCGAAGGGTCGCACGGTTCTTTACTTGGCACCTCGTAACCGCGGAAAGTCCTTCCTGCTGCGCGACACATTGTATCATCTCCGCGACATTCCCATGGGCATCGTCATTTCTCCAACAGAGGGCGCAAACGAATTTTTCCAACATTTTGTTCCTGGCATTCTCATCTATGAGGAATTTGCACCGGAGATTATTGAGCGCTTCGTTGAGCGCCAGAAAAAGATAACAAAGCAGTACAACGAAGAAATCAAAAGGTTCGGCCGCACAGACATCGACCCTCGTGCGTTTATTGTGTTCGACGACTTGATGTATTCGAACAAAGAGTGGGTCAATGAAAAATCCGTGCGCTACCTGTTCTTGAACGGCCGCCACACAAATTGCTTCGTTGCCGTCACGAGTCAGCAAGTCATGGGCATTCCGCCGTCTCTTCGCACGAATTTGGACAATGTTTTCATCCTGCGCGAAAACATTTACATCAATCGCAAAAAGATATACGAGCAGTATGCGGGCATGTTTCCTACATTTGACGTTTTTTGCCAGGTGCTTGACCAAACTACGCAAAACTTCGAGGCCATGGTCATTGACAATCGTTCGTCAGGTGGCAACATAAACGAAACGGTGTTTTGGTACAAGGCAGAGGCGCGCGATTTCAAGATGTGCGCACCGGATATTTGGCAGTTGCAGGCCATGGAGGAAGAGCGCAAGGCCCTGAAAATGAATGACGAGGACGAGGAGGAAGAGGAGGAGGATTTCAATCCATACTTTCGCAAAAAGAACACGGCGATTGTAAAAGTGCGTAAAGGCCCGTGCTAGTTGTGTTCCCTTCTTTTTCCTGCATCAAAGATAGAGGTTTAAACCAAAAACATGACGGTGGCGTATTGGATAGCAGTCCTTGTAGGCGCACTCATCGTGTTTTGGATAATTAAATTCACGAGTAAACATGCTGATGTCAACGAAGGGTTTAACACGGCGGCTGCCCCGCCCGCTCCTCCCCCTGCCGCTGCTGCCGCGCAAAATGCTCTCAACAACGATTACACTGAGACTCTAGCGCTCCCTGGTTTCCCCAAGCAACCGGATACGGCGCTGTGTGTATACTTGTCGTCGTTTAGCGATCGCGTAGCATATACAGAGGGCACTGTTGCCGCGCTAGTAAAGCCGTTGGTGTACGACGGCCAAGTGGGCTTGTGGCGCGACATTAAATCAGCCGACTATTCGTTCCGCCTCAATGTTGTGGATGCAGCCAAGGGTGTCATTCCGGCGACCCTCAAAACACGCAATGCAGCCGGCGTTCCTATAGACATTGGCCTTTCCCTGCAATCGTTGCGTTTGGTGGGCCCTTCTTCGCGCACGCTAGGCGACCGAATCGGCTCAACTGCGGCCTATGCGCTCACCTCATTTACTGCGGCATTCTTTGGCATTATCGAAGACGTCGATTTCAAAGATGCCGAGTCTCGCAAGGTGCTCTTCCGCATTACCGCGGAAAACCCCGACCGCGTTGAAATTGCGGTGCGCCGCCGCGACAACAAAAACGTGCTGTTGGAAGTTATTCTTGGGGATGCCGGAAAAGCATACCAATGGGTGGTTGATAAGTTCATGCTCATGTCGAACCGGCTGCCGACCTTATATGCTCTCACCTATGACAAGGGCTCAAAGACAACGCCCATCCGTGTTCCATCTATAACATTTTACATTGGCAAAACCAAACTTCAAAAGCTGTTCACGCATGCAAATGCGCCTGCCGATGTGCGTCTCGGCAACAGTGAGGTGAGCATCAGTCCGGAAGGTATGTTCAACATGAAACTAGTTTCGTTCTCATACTTCAAGACGCCGCTCGAGGATAAGGCACTCGACGACCTGGGTAAATATTTCACGCAACAACAATCTGGAATAGACGTTCTCATTTCGAAGAAGGACGAGGAGCACAACGCAATCACTACGGAGTTGCAGAAGAAACTGGCGGCCGCCAATCGTACATTGGATGATGCTGAAGACGAACTGCAAAAGTGTAAGAAAGCGGCGGAGGAGGTGTTGGCAACGTCCCCGAAAATCAACAAGCATTGGCAGGTGTCGTTGGATACGCCGGGTGCCACTCAAGCTGCCGCGAAGCTGACCGCAGATGACATCAAGAAGTGCGCTCCCCTGGCATTGGCGTCGTCGGTTGTAGCAACAGCGACCGCAGCAGCTACTAAAGCCAAAAAAAACAACAAACCACCTGCGTCGTTGAGTGACCCGACTGCTAGCATTCAAGAGCGTTTGAGGGACCTTGCAAAAAAATGAAGCCCAGCCCAAAAATGGTTTAGGAAGTTGTAAGTAAGAGTTGTTAGTTTTAGTTTAGTTTTAGATACATAGATGCGTAAGTCTGTTAGTAATCCATCTCTTTCGCTTTGCACGCCAGTAAGTTTGCCACCGCCTCCGCGGTTTGGCCTCAAATGTAAACGCTCCGCATCAAATAGCTCGTTAAATGCCATGAATGTTTTAGACGCTCCGCCTATGCCGGAAGAAATTGCCACAGAAGTTATTGCAGAAGCCGTTGCTTCCGCTACATTGCCCAATCTTGGAATGTGTACACAATTGTATGGGTTCCCGAACGAAGTGCTGCAAAAGTCGCATAATGCATCATCCTCACGTATTATTGTAGAGTACATGTCGTGCCTGTTAGAGCCCGACGAAGGTGTTGCAGAAAAAACTGAAAAACTAGAGTACCATGGCGAAAACTTTGAAGTTACGCAGAGAATTGCGCGTTGGTTCCGTGTCGAGCGTCGCCGTAAACGTCGGTGGTCATTCAGTTTATAGGCATTATTCATTTTTGTAAATCAAACTTCTTCTTTCAATATTGTAACTGAATGACTAGCTATATATATTGTGCAGACTACACAAATAAGGTTCTTCGCAAGTATTTAACAAATGGTACATTGAAGTGGTCATTTAGCGTAAATCAAGTGAACCGTTGGGGCGTAGAAGTTGATGCAAGTGGTAATATATATTATGGAACAGATGATGGTATAATTCGGAAGTTATCTCCAAGTGGTGTTCAACTTTGGAGTGCAAGTTTAGTAAGTGGTGGAATTGTTTGGAGGTTGACCGTAGATGACATTGGGAGTGTATTTGTAACTCAAAACAACGGTACGACAACAAAACTTACTTCATCCGGGACAATTGTTTGGACTTTTACATATTCGCCGATTCGAACAGGTAGTGCTTTAGCAATTGATGCCAATAAAGACATTTACATTGCATCTAGGAATGGAGATAGTAATGATGTGATTATCAAACTTATACAAAACTCAACAGGTACCGCAGTGTCCCTAGGTTGGACAATATCAAACATAGACAATTGTGAGTTTCTCGCGGTAAATCCAACAAGTGAATACGTGTATGCAGTTTCAAAAGGCACTACACGATTTGTAAAAAAGATAAATACTTTTAACGGTTCTGTTATATGGTCAGTTGTGCCTAATTCAAATTCTCTAATTTATGGAGTTGCTGTAGGTTTGGACGAATTTGTTTACATAAGTGGAAGCTTGGGAATCCTTTGGAAACTAAATCCAGTAAATGGGGCAGTTGTGTGGAGTTTGCAGGTTGAAGCTGAGTTTCTACTGGGCGTTTCTCTTGACTTAATGGGAAATATATGCCTGGCTGGTCGAAATGGTGCATACGTTGTTCGAGAAAGTAGCGACGGATTATCTGCTCAACTTATCCGTACTATTGCAGGTGTTCAGTCACTGCACATCACTGCAAATGATCCAGGTGTTTTTTCACGTACCTTTAGATCATTGCCTTCAAAAATGATATCATTTAGCCTGTTAAATCGCCGTCTGGGTCAGTCATACAATGCAAGACTGAGCAACTCATCCCTTTATAGCAAATTTCCATTCATTAAAGCTGCTACTGGTTTGTCGGAGTTGAGGGGCACAACTCGGTTTCAATCAGGAGCAATCGAATTCATTGGTGTAGATGGAACACCTTACACAGCATTTGTTGATTTTGATAATGATGGTGGGTATTGGGTGCTTGTTGCAAAATTTGGTTCTCATGATAAAACGTTAAACAATGTCTTTAGTCAGCGAACATTAGACACAGCAGATGCAGATAGTTTAAGTTTTGCAGACTTTGGAGCAAAAACACTGTACGCAAGACTTTCACGCACTAACATGAATGCCTTATGGCAAAGATCTGATTATGTGACACGTATACATCACGCATCAAGTTCATATCCATTGGTAAGCGGAGTATATTTTCAGCGTAAGATTACAAATGCAAGTACTTTTGACTTTTGGTCCGGGCTTTATAATAGTGCCCTTTGGGCAGATGGTTCCACAGTAAATCAAATCGGAAGTATGATGGCTGACTATGGTGGACAGAGATGGGATGCAACATTTGCATGGGCAAACACAAACCCTACGCTAAGCAATTATACTACCCTTACAGGGGGTGGGACATCGTATTACAACGCACTCACGAATGAGCTTACATTTAACGGTGTTAAAATACAATCGACTGATACAAATGGATACAGAATGGGGGCCTGGGATTACCCTGTGACATTCACTGCTCCCGCAAATGAGAATTCAATAACAGTAACCCGTCATATGGGTTTTTTCGCAGACATTACTTCAGGAAGCCAGTGGCTACTCACGTCTAATATAAATGATTATCGTTACCCAACAAACGAAGAAAAACAAAGTCTCATTTTCCTAAAACTCAAAAAATTCAGTGGGGTGGCGGCGCCGTTTGCGGCGCGTACAATAGATGACTTGATTGCGACGGGTTCAACTACAAATGGTGTATATTGGTTGAAGCCGGACGGTGTAGTGAATCCTTACAAAATGTACGTAAATTTCACAACCAAAACGCAAACTGCTTTTGAATTCAACAACGGAACATCGGAACTACTTGCTGCACCATCAATAAGATATTTGCGCTCTTTTGGTATTACTACAAGTGGTGTATATTGGTTGAAGCCGGACGGTTATGGAGGACAAGCCTTTAAAACATACATAGATTTCGATACAGATGGGGGTGGGTGGGTGCTTGTGGCAAAGTTTGGCGGTTATAATAAAACAATTGACAAACTTTTCAATACGAATGCTTTTGATACAGGAGTAGATTCGTTGTCAACCGCCGATTTTGGCGGGTATAGCACATTTGCAAGACTGTCGATGTCACAAATGAACTTTTTATGGAAAGCCTCATGTGGTGTGACGCGTATTCACTTTAAAAATGATGCATCAACAACATCAAGTGGTGTATATTTTCAGCGGAAAATTACTAATACAGAAACATTTGATTTCTGGACAGGCTTATACAATACTACTCTTTGGGCTGATGGCGATAGTGTAACTCCATCATATACACGCTATGGTGGTATTCGTTGGCAAACATCGTTTGCATGGGCAAATACCATACCAACATTAAGCACATATAAGACAACAATAGGTACATCGACATTTTATAACACTACATCACATGCAGTTCAGTTCAATGGAACACCTTCATACCCTGATGGAGTTGTAGCAAATGGATATGGTATGGGCGCTTGGGATTTTCCGGTGAACGTCAGTGCGCCTCCAAATAGTACCCCTATTGTAGTCACACGGCATTGTGGCTTTTTTGCAGATATTAATATGGGAAATCAATGGTTGTGTACATCGAATCCGAATGAGAGCCGTTTTGCGGCGAATGAACCTAGAGAATCACTTGTCTTCTTGCGGTGCTTATAAACAATGCCGCCGCCATCTAAAGGGATGCACTAGAATGTGTGGCAGTCATGGCTACAAAACAGAATGCCGCCATTTTCATTCTCACGCAAAACACACCGGTGCGCAAAACCCACTTGAAAAACTGCCTATACTTTCTCTTTAAGAATTTCAATGCAACCTACCAGTATCCGGTCATACTTTATCATGAAGGCGACTTTGGTCCCAAGGACCAGCGCGAAATTCTAGCGGGCATTCGTGTATCGTGCCGTTCTCTTGTCTCATTTCAGCAATTGGACCCGACGGACTTTACGATACCTGCGCACATTGACGCCGACAAAGTGCGCCGCTGCGTTGCACTCAAAGTCGTGCCCTATTGGCGATCAGAAAAATACAGAATGATGTGCCGTTGGTGGTCTATCAATGTGTGGAAGTATGCCAAGCCGTATGATTATATTATGCGCCTCGACGACGATAGCATCATTGAGGAGCCCATCACGTACGACCTCTTTCAATGGTCTGCCGATAACAAGCTTGTGTATTCGTCCAACATCCTGAGCTTAGATTGTGGCATTTGCAATCATGGCTTCAAGGAGCTGCTGGAAAAGCATTTTCAGGACCCGGCTCAGCAAAAAACAATTCAACAGATGTTTGTGCCGCAGGAGCTACCCATGCGCGCGGTGCAATTTCATCCGTTCCGCAGTCTTCTCAGCCTCACCGAAGAGCCACTGCCTGAAATTGCGGCCAACATGCGCGTTTGGGGCATGATATATTTCTTTAACAATTACTTTGTCACCAAGACATCATTTTGGGCGCGCGACGATGTTGTGGCGGCGCTCAATGCCATTGACCAGTCTGGTCTCATGTTTTACAAGCGGCTCGGCGACGCACCCGTTCACACAGCAATTGTGTCTCTTTTGGCACGGCCGGAGGAGATAAAGCGTTCGGTTTTCAAGTATTCGAAGCGCCTGCAACGCGAGACATTTGCAGGCGACGATGGCGAGTTTCACACATACATGCCAGAGACTTATGACAAGACAGGATGTATCACTGAGAAAAAATAAGTGGGTCGTTATATAGATAGATGGTATCCTTACGGCCGTTTATTAAAGGTGTAGGGAGCAATATCGAGGTTAAGGGGTCACTTGTGCCCGATTCAAACATCGAGTATGACCTGGGGGCGCCGTCGATGAGGTGGCGCGATTTGTTCCTTTCGGGCAACACTATTAACTTGGGAGACACTGCGATTTCTCGTGACAAGACAACTGGTGGAATCAGCTTTTCAGATACAAGCGGCAATAACGAAGCGACTGTTAAATTGTCGCAGATTTACCCAGCGCCGGAATCCACAATTGATGCATCGGCTTCAACATTGAGCAATGTTACCATAAACACGTCCAACATCGTGTCATTGAACCAGATTCCTTACATTATCGAGCAAATTCGTTCAACAAACGTGGGAGATGCAGTTTCTATGGTTGTAAACCAAACTGGACTGTACGACATTGCCGATTTTCAATATGATGGGACTTCGATGATGAAAATTGCTCAAGGTGGAAGTGTGCTGATTAATTCACCCCTTCAAGTGGTTGGACCGGCCGTCATTGATGGTAACTTCACCGTTGAAAGCGCCACCCCAGAGGCCATTGGTCAAATCACGGTGGTTCATGAAGGTGATGGCCCGGCAATGACGGTGGACCAAAAAGGCGCACATACCATTGCGGAATTCAAGGATGGCGCGGAGTCGGTCTTTAAGATTGCGGATGGTGGATACGTAGGCATGGGAACCACATCTCCGGCGCACAAGCTGCACGTTGTGGGCACCGCATTTTCAACGAATGGCTTTGTGTCTTACAGCGATGCGCGTCTAAAAACGAATGTGGTGGAGATTGGCGATGCAATTTCAATCATTGCAAAAATGCGTGGTGTGCGGTATGACCGCTTAGACACCCCTGAGGCGCCTCGTCGCGTCGGCCTCATTGCGCAAGAAGTTGAGGCCGTTTTGCCAGAGGTTGTCAATACTGATGCGGATGGCATGAAATCCATTGATTACGACAACATAGTTGCACTATTAGTGCAAGCAATTAAGGAGCAAAAGGCAGACTTGAGTGCGCTAAAAGCATCAATTGCATAGTCTGCGTTCAGGCTCGCACTTTTATATTCGCAGTGTTATTTTTCTTCATGGACTAAGAGTAGGACACAATGACGGATCCATCCCCGTTTATAAAGGGTAGTTTTGGAGGCCTTGTGGTGAATGGATCGCTTGTACCTAGTTCGAATCTTGAGTTTGACTTGGGGTCGTCCACAAAACGTTGGAAAGATGTGTACCTGTCGGGAAATACAATCCATCTTGGTGAGACCACATTTTCGCGTGATGAGGACGGTGCGATTTCTATTATGGACACGCTGGCAACAGATGAAAACGGGCAGGCAACAGCGGCTTCGCTCCAGATTGGATCCATCAAGAGTTCGACGGGTGGCCCGATTAACGTTTCTGGATCGACACTGTCAAACATGCAAATAAATGCGGCAAATGTGACGTCCATCGTCACGCCGACAATCACACGCATCGTCGAGCAAGTGCGCGTAACGAACGTTGGCACAGCGGCGGCAATGATTGTTAACCAAACGGGGTCAAACAATATAATCGCGGAGTTTCAAGACAACAATATCCCCACATTGAAAATTATTGAGGACGGTAATGGTGTGGTTATCGGCAACGTGTTGCGCCCGGATGAAGTAGTCACAACCGTGACAACAACATCAACGTACGAAACCATGGTAGGTGTGCAAACGCAAAGCATCAACACGGAGATTGTGGCGTCTGACGGATCGACAGTTGAGTTATTCGGTCGCGCCACGTCGACATCCGATGATGGCAAGTCGTTCATCGTTGGTGCACCTCTCGACTCATTTGGATCCGCTTACATCTACAAATGGAATGGAACGACTTGGGCGGAAACAAAACTGACACCGAGCGATGGCGTGGCAGGTAATAACTTTGGCACCTCGGTGGCCATGTCTGCTGACGGCCTTACCGTTGCAGTGGGCGCCCCTGGCCCAGAAACCGCACCAGGTGCCGTCTATGTTTACAATTACAGCGGAAGCACCTGGGTTGAGACGAAGAAGGCCGCTGATTTCACGAATGTGGATGTGAGCTCGTATTTGTACGATAATGTTTGGGACATAGCTGATAGGCCTGTTAGATTTATATATGATTGGAAATCAGTATGTTGGTCACCCGAACTGTCCATATTTTTGGCTGTGGGATATATTGGCACAAGTGGAAGTTTACCTTCTTTCCAAACGAGCAGTGATGGAATTAAATGGACAGTACGTTCTTATGCTACTAGCGCTGGATTTGAAGACGAATATGTAGGACCTGGTTCAAATAACTGGAATTCTGTATGTTGGTCCCCTCAACTTTCCCTTTTCGTTGCTGTGGCAAGTTCTGGAGATAATAATCGCGTAATGACTAGTTCAAATGGTATTACATGGACAGTAAGAACCAGTCCAGCAAACAACTCATGGACTTCTGTTTGCTGGTCGCCAGAGTTGACACTTTTTGTTGCGGTAGCATCATCCGGTACTGGAAACCGTGTAATGACAAGTCCTGATGGTGTGATATGGACACTACAAAACACACCAGCAGACAATAATTGGTCATCTGTATGTTGGTCGCCTGAACTCACACTTTTCGTTGCGGTAGGACAAAGTGGTACAGGAAACCGTGTCATGACGAGTTTAAATGGTTTTATGTGGACTACACAAACTTCCGCTGCGGATAGTTTCTGGAACTCAGTCTGTTGGTCTTCCCCGCTTTTAAAATTCGTGGCAGTCGGCACAAATTCTGCCGGTGCAGGAAACCGCGTAATGACAAGTTTAAATGGTATAAATTGGACCATACAAGCCGCCGCTTCTAATATTCAATGGAAATCCGTATGTTGGGCATATTCAATGTTCATCGCAGTTGCACAAAACAGTTCAGGGGTGGCCCCTCCTTTTATTGGACGTATCATGACAAGTACAGATGGTGTAACATGGACCCTGCGTAACAGTCCAATCCTCGTATTTCAATCGGTATGTTGGTCGCCTGAACTTTCTATAATTACAACTGTTACATCTTTCATCACCGACATAAATAAGTATGCCACGAGCTCAAATGGAATAGATTGGATTGAAAACGGAGAAGCCAGATATGGATATTGGTATGACGTGTGCTGGTCTCCAGAACTGTCTGTCTTCATAGCTACAGGGGTAGAATCAAATAACCGTAGTACGATTTTTGGTTATAGTTCAGATGGATCGACTTGGGAAGAAAAAGTTACTACAATTTCCGGTTTAGCTGCAGCATCGGCAATTTGCTGGTCAGCGGAACTGTCTATTTTTATAGCAATGCCACGGGCGGGGAAACATGTTTATCGGAGTGTCGATGGTAAAGTATGGACCGCGCATGAAGCTTTTGAGATATACGCAACATTTCAAGGAATATGTTGGTCCCCTGAGCTTCAAATATTTGTTTCTATTAGTGGTAGCACAGCAGATTACTTTGTCGTTACAAGTCCAGATGGACTTGTGTGGACACCGCGGACAGCCGTATTTCCCGTGTCTGATAATACTGGTTATGGTTATAGTTCTATTTGTTGGGCACCTGAATTGTCAATATTTGTAGCGGTGGGAACATTATGGGCATCTAGCAAAATAATGACAAGTCCAGATGGCATAACATGGACATTACAATCAGCCGTAATTAGTGGCATAACTTCCGTTTGCTGGTCACCAGAGCTTTCACTTTTTGTTGCAGTTGCTTCAAATTCAAATGATCAAACCAAAACTGATTTAGTCACAACGAGCTCAGATGGTATTACATGGACCGCTCATAACACGATTGCTGGCTTTGATTGGCAAGACGTGTGTTGGGCTCCGGAAATCTCAACGTTCGCTGCTATATCGACGATAGGCGAGTGCATTATAACAAGTACAAATGGTATTGAATGGATGGTGCAGCCATTTAATAGAGAACTAACCGAAGCGGACGCAGGATTACTATATTCATACGCTATTACATGGTCACCCGAGTTGTTAAGATTCGTTGTCGTAGGTTCTGCTGCATGCGCAACTTTTGTAAGTGATGCAACCCTCCTCATAACGCCCACACCCACTACCACCGGCAATTCCTACGGTAACGCCCTTGCGCTTTCCAAAGATGCAGCCACACTAGCAGTTGGTGCACCAAACACAAAAATAATTAGCCCCCTAAAAGAATCTGCAGGTGCTGCATATGTTTACAAATGGAATGGCAGCACATGGGGTGCTCAAACACTTCTTCAAGCAAGCGACATTATAGACAGCCAGAAATTCGGCGTCAGCATCGCAGCCTCCACAAACGGCACATCCATCGCTGTGGGCAGTGAGCTTGGCAACGGTGCATACGTTTACAAGCTGGTCAACTCTGCATGGACGGAAACGAAAGCCATCGCAAGCGAGCCCATTGTTGCGGCCGATGGCTACTCTACATCGTGCGCCATTTCCGCAGACGGCACACGCTTCGTTATCGGCGCGCCAGGCAAGGGAACAAACGCGGGCGCCGCTTACATCTACGAGTGGAGCGGCTCCGCGTGGGTCGAGACCAAGCTTACGCCAACAGTGGCCGGTTCTGGCTTCGGTCAATCGGTCGCCATGCTAAGTGATGGAACTTCAGTGCTAGTCGGCGAGGCTGCCACCAACAGCAACACAGGCGATGCTTACTTCTTCATGCGCACCAACGGCACGTGGACCGAAGGTACCAAGCTGGTTGCACCCAACGCAGAAGCAGGCGATAAATTCGGCACATCTGTCGCATTGTCGTCGCAATACGCATTTGTGGGCGCCACAGCCACCGATGCATCCGCCGCGGATCAAGGCTCCGTTTACGTCTTCAACTACGGCCCCGCACCCACACCTCTTATTGCATCTTCAAATGTAACCGTGACCTCAAGCGTCCCCAACGGCCCTGCCCTCATTGTGGTTGGTGATACACTTCTACAAGGCGACGTGACCCTAACAGGCAACCAAACCATGGAAAATCTAATAATTACAAATGATGGCACTGCCGCCGCCCTAGTTGTCAATCAAACCGGCAACAACTCCATTGCCGACTTCCAAGCGGCAGGTGTGTCGCTCCTCAAGATTGTCGATGGCGGCAACATTGGCGTTGGCACCACCCTTCCCGCGCACAAGCTGCACGTTGTGGGCACCACATTTTCGACAAATGGCTTCGTGTCATACAGTGATGCGCGCCTCAAAACAAACGTCAAGGAAATAGAGAGCGCAATATCGCTTGTGCTGCAACTTCGCGGCGTGCGCTACGACCGCATTGACATTCCCGACGATGAGCGCCATGTTGGCCTCATTGCACAAGAAGTCGAGGCGGTGCTACCCGAGGTTGTCAAAACGGACGCCAGCGGCATGAAGTCGATAGCATACAGCGATGTGGTCGCCGTGCTTGTTCAAGCAGTTAAAGAGCAACACGACCAAATCAGTGCGTTAAAACTGCGCGCAAAAAAATAAATGCATAGCACAACCCATTATTTTTGATAGTTAATAAAAAAGTTATTGATTGGTAGTAGGGGAATCTCATGTCAACACCTTTCATTTATGGTGAGACGAGTAATCATACGATAGGTGGTTCTGTCATTCCTGACACGGATGTGATGTATAATTTAGGGTCGACAACGAAGCGTTGGCGCGATTTGTATCTTTCAGGTAACACGATTAACATTGGCGGCACGACAATTTCGCGCCAAGAAGATGGATCAATTGGCATCACCGACACACTTGCGGTTGGAGGTCCCACCCCGGCAACGCTAAAAGTATCAAAAATAATGAGCGCCACCGGTGACATCATAAACATGTCCGGTGCCACACTATCGAATGTGTCCATCGCAGCAAATAAAATCAAGGTGACTGGCATTCCTGAACCTTCATACATAGCCCCGGAACTACGGATTTTGAACGAGGACACGTCTTCCGGACTCGTTGTGAACCAAACTGGCCAAACCAGTGCTGGAGTTGCGGACTTTCAAGACCATGGCATTTCTGCGCTAAATATCGCAAAGGGCGGCAGCATCACAGTCGGCAACCTTTTGTTACCTGACGAAATTCCGGTTCAATCCACCGTTACCACGACATCTACAGAACTTTCAACTGCTGGTATGGAACAGCAAAGCATCAACACGGAGATTGTGGCGTCTGACGGATCGACAGTCGAGTTATTCGGTCGCGCCACGTCGACATCAGATGATGGCAAGTCATTCATCGTCGGTGCACCTCTCGACTCATTTGGGTCAGCGTACATCTACAAGTGGAATGGAACGAGCTGGGCGGAAACAAAACTGACACCGAGCGATGGCGTGGCAGGTAACAACTTTGGCACCTCGGTGGCCATGTCTGCCGATGGCCTTACCGTTGCAGTGGGCGCCCCTGGTCCAGCAACCGCCCCAGGAGCCGTCTATGTTTACAAATACAGCGGCAGCACATGGGTTGAGACAAAGAAGGCTGCCGATTTTACGAATGTGAATGTGAGTTCGTACTTGTATGATAATGTTTGGACGCTTCAACCAGTAGCAGGTAATAATTACTGGCGTTCAATTTGTTGGTCCCCTGAATTGTATATGTTTGTTGCAGTTTCATCAACGGGTGTTGGTAACCGAGTAATGACAAGTGTAGATGGCAAGGCATGGATAGGCCGCGCATCAGCTGCTGATAACAACTGGACATCCGTTTGTTGGGCACCCGAGTTATCTATCTTTGTTGCTGTTGCAACCTCTGGTACAGACAATAGAGTAATGACGAGCCCAAATGGTATAACATGGACTACTCGCGTGTCTGCAGCTAATTATGCATGGTCATCTGTTTGTTGGTCTTCGGAACTATCATTACTTGTCGCTGTTTCAAGGGCGGGAACTAAAACGCCTGTGGGAGGAACAGTCATGACAAGCCCAAATGGTATTAACTGGACACTTGGTGCATCTGCTGGTGCTAGAGTATGGACCTCCGTTTGTTGGGCTCCTCAACTGTCGCTTTTTGTAGCGGTTGCATCGAGTGGTACAAATGATCGCGTTATGACAAGCCCCGATGGGTTTACATGGACGTTCCAACCATCAGCTGCTGATAATAGCTGGACATCTGTGTGCTGGGCCCCGGAAATTTCGCTTTTTGTTGCAGTTGCATCTTCAGGTACAAACCGTGTTATGACTAGCCAAAACGGCCAGACATGGACGTTATCAATTACAAACAGTTCTAACCAAGATGGGTTGTGGTATTCTGTATGCTGGGCTCCGGAATTATCACAATTTATCAGCACTGGAGCATTTGCAAGCGACATCACAGTAACATCGATCATGAAAAGCTCGAACGGTATAACATGGACAACAGCAATACCAGATGTAGATGATTTACGAATAAAATATGCGTATCTTAACCTAAACTGTGTGTGTTGGGCTCCACAGCTTATGCGCTTTGCGGTTGTTCTACAAAATATTTTTGATTGGCGTGGTATTGGTGAAAATGTCCTTACAAACGCACCTATGTATGACAGCATCACTAGTACATATAGCATAACTGACATTTGGAATTCCGAAGCTTCTACGTTCAATGCTAATTGGACATCAATGTGCTGGTCTCCAAAATTATCGCTATTTGTTGCAATAGGCTACATATACGACGGCAATGGTCTTGATTCTAATTGGCTTGATATATATAATCAACTTGCAACAAGCCCGGATGGATTGGTTTGGACAGCAAGGAATATTCCATTGAATATTTGGGTATCAATATGTTGGTCTGCAGAACTTGAAATATTTGTAGCAATTTCAAAACGGGAACTTGCTGGTCATAATAATGGTTATATTATGACAAGTACTGATGGACTTACGTGGACAAATAGAGTTTTAGGGTTCGTACCAAGTGGTGACTTGTACACAATAATATGGGCGCCTGAACTTTCACAATTCGTCATTTTGGGAAAAGGATGCACATTAATAAGTACAAATGGCGTTAATTGGGTAGAACACGCGAATCCCGAAACAAACTATAATTGGTACTCACTTTCCATTTGTTGGGCTCCAGAACTCTTATTATATGTTGCCGTTGCATGGGGGAACTACTATGGTGACACAACAGTTAATTATCGTGTCCTGACCAGCACGAATGGAACCACATGGACAGGTCGAAGCTCATCTGCGACCGACACATATGATTGGCGGTCTGTGTGCTGGTCGCCGGATTTGCAACGATTTGTTGCTGTTGGTAGACGGGAACAAGGACCGATAGCTATTAGTGACGATGGCATTTCTTGGTCTTCAGTACCACAACCTTCTGTGTACTCCGCCCAAAATTATCCATGGGCGTATTGGGCGGCAGTTCTATGGATACCTGAAATACAGAAGTTCATAGCGACAGGCGGCGAATGGCAAGATGATGCAGGGGGCTATTTTGGGCGTGTCATGGTAAGTCCCGATGGTATAACATGGACACCTCTTATACCTGATCCCTATAACATATCATGCACAATACTATGTTACTCACCTGAAAAGCTTCGTCTTGTTGTGATGAATTATGCTTCGCTAGCAAGCGGCGATAGGCGCATTATGACAAGCGATGTAACCCTTCTAACAACATCGACGCCTTCCACCGCCGGCAATTCCTACGGTAACGCCCTTGCGCTTTCCAAAGATGCAGCCACACTAGCAGTTGGTGCACCAAACACAAAAATAATTAGCCCCCTCAAAGAATCTGCAGGTGCTGCATACGCCTACAAATGGAACGGAAGCGCATGGGGTGCACAAACACTCCTTCAAGCAAGCGACATCATAGACAGCCAGAAATTCGGCGTCAGCATCGCGGCCTCCACAAACGGCACCTCCCTTGTCGTCGGTAGCGAGCTCGGCAACGGTGCATACGTCTACAAGCTGGTCAACTCTGCATGGACAGAAACTAAGGCCATCGCAAGCGAGCCCATTGTTGCGGCCGATGGCTACTCTACATCGTGCGCCATTTCCGCAGACGGCACGCGCTTCGTTATCGGCGCGCCTGGCAAGGGAACAAACGCGGGCGCTGCCTACATCTACGAGTGGAGCGGCTCCGCGTGGGTCGAGACTAAGCTTACGCCAACAGTTGCCGGTTCCGGCTTCGGTCAATCGGTCGCCATGCTGGGTGATGGCAATTCTGTGCTCATTGGCGAAGTTTACACCAACAGCAACACAGGCGATGCCTACTTCTTCATGCGCACCAACGGCACGTGGACCGAAGGTACCAAGTTGGTTGCACCCAACGCAGAAGCAGGTGATAAATTCGGGACATCTGTTGCATTGTCCTCGCAATACGCATTTGTGGGCGCCACTGCCACCGATGCATCCGCCGCGGACCAAGGCTCCGTTTACGTCTTCAACTACGGTCCCGCGCTGGTGCCACAAGAAATTACAGTCACAACGACAACAAATGTAACCACCATGGTTCCAGCCGGCCCTGCCATTAAAGTTATAGGCAGCGCTCTTTTCGATGGCGACGTGGACGTGCAAGGCACACACACAGCAAGTTCGCTGAATGTGTCGAACGCAGGCACGGGCACAGCAATGACCATCAATCAATCCAATGTTACTCAACCGATTGTTGACTTCAAGGACGATGGCCTTACAGTCTTCAAAATTGTGCCAGGTGGCAATATTGGCGTTGGTACCACACTCCCTGCCTACAAACTGCATGTGGTGGGCACGACCTTCTCGTCCGCCGGTTTCATGTCTTACAGTGATTCCAGCTTGAAGACAAACGTACAAGAAATAAAAGGCGCTGACGCCATCTCGATAGTCTCGCAAATGCGTGGCGTGCGGTACGACCGCATCAAAAAAGAAGAGGACCCGCGCCGTCGCGTGGGCCTCATTGCCCAAGAAGTTGAGTCTGTGCTTCCTGAAATTGTAAGAACCGATGCGAGCGGCATGAAATCCGTGGCTTACGGTGACTCGGTTGCGGTATTGATTCAAGCAATCAAAGAACAACAAAAAGAAATCGACGCTCTCGAAACAATGATTTAAAATACTGGACCCCCAATGCCCTCCATGAATTCTGTGGTGAGTTCGCAAAACACCCCTTCTTTTTGCCACACTTCTGTTCGATTGATACAGACACCATCTACAACTGGCGTATATCGCACGAATGCTTTGCATGCGGACGTGTCAACCACACCAACGGAGCACCACCCCTCATCCGTCTCGCATTCTTCGGCAGCGTCGTATGCTCGAATCTCTGTTTCGTCTCCATTCCAAAGGGTCCAATCGAACACAGGTGCACCATTTTCTTCAAGTGCGCTCTCGTTGTCGAAAGTGAGTGTGGCATCATCGTTTGGAAACACCAGCTGAATGTAGAGACCAATCGAAGGATAAGTTGTTTGCAGAAGCCGCAGGTGGGTCTCAAACTCGCGAACGAAGCGCAGAAGAGGAACCTCCATTTTATTAGAAACCTCCAAATATGTTGATACTTAAGATGGCATTACTATGTGACCGCGCCTCAATTTTTGGGGCCAAGCATCCTCTATGCTATTTATAGAGATGCCTATTCAACTATCATCATTAGGTGCGCTTTCTATTGTAAGTGGCAATGTTGGCATTGGAACGACGAATCCACAAGCACAATTACATGTGAATGGAAATTTTTACTCGCCTGGTGCCATAATTCAGTTCCAAGGGAAAAATCAAAATTTAAGTGCCGCCACGACAAGCACTACATTTGTGGCATCGGGGTTGGCAATTTCCATTTCTCCAAAGTATGCCAAGAGTAAGGTCTTGGTGCATTTTATTGCAACGGGTTACACGCCAAATGGCTCAAATGGAGTAGCAGTATCCATTTATAGGAAAATAGGGACAGGTGTGCCTGTTGATGTTTACTCGAGTCAAGTGTTTGGCTTTGCGGGTGCACATAACTTACAAACATATGGAGCTGGAGATGGTATTCATTCGAGATGCGTGTCTTCATTCATTGATTCACCAAATACAACATCATCAATAACATATGAGGTTTATTTTAAAAGTTACAGCGGAGTAACCGTTCAACTTGGTAACTCGGGTAACAGTCCATGCGACATTCATGCATTTGAAATAGCAGCTTAATATAGATAATGCTTATTTCACAACCAACAATTGCGGATGCGTTGCAAAATCTATGCCCTGGTGCAAAGTGGGTTTTGTACAATAATTCGTACGACGAAGTGAATTGGATGGATGATAAAGTACCGATTCCAACGAGAGAAGCCGTAACAAAAAAACTACAAGACCTTCATACAGCTTATCCATATGATTTATTACGAGCAGAGCGTAACATTCGACTCGCCGCATGCGACTGGGTTTCTTTGCGCGCGGTCTCTACGAACCAACGCGTCCCAGAGGAGTGGGCATCTTACATGCAAGCATTGCGCGATCTCCCTGGCTCATCAACACCAACGCTCAACGAATTTGGGCAACTTAATATCACCTCAATAGCATGGCCACCGCTTCCATAAACCTACTTTACTTTTTTCTAGGCTTGCGCACTACGCGAGCGCGGCTCTTGCGACGTCCTCCAAACTGTTCCTTCTTTGGCTCAGCAGACGCAAATGTCGCATCGTTTTCGGGTGATGGGGAAGCAGGAGCTATAGGTTCGGCAGGGGCGGAAGCGGCAGCGGCGACGGCAGTTGCGGCGAAGAGCGGCGGAATTGACGTTGTGTCAATTTCTTGCGACCCAGCGGGCGACCCATCACACTTTCTCATTTTCACGACGTACTCCGTCTCTTTCCAGCGATAGACAATGTAAGATAGCAGGTAAGAGATGCCTCCTAGGAATGCGAAGAAGGCGAAAACAACCTTCCACACGGTGCTCATCTCGAAGATGGTGTTTGCTTTCCATGACAAGTACGCGGCGTATAGACCGACAAGTCCGGAAATAACGAGGAAAAGTATCAAGAATATGTTTCCAGTTTTACCGAGCGGCTCAGTGTCTTTTGTCTCGAAATGCTCGGGTATTTCCTTCTTTTCAGCGGCTTCATCTTCGGCTTCCTCTTCGAACGTCTCCTTCTTTTTGGGTTCCGTGTCCTCTGCTTTTGCATCTGCTTTCTCATCCGGATCGCTCAAGCTCTTGCTAATCTTCTTCAATTGTTGTTTGAGAGATGCAATGGTGTCATCGACTTGGTTTTCAAAGGGCTCCGGTGCGCGACCAAGAAACAATTCCTTGGTTCGTGCGCGAAATGTGCTGCTAAAAAGCGCAGACAATACGATTAACTCCATGTTGGTTACTTACTACACAGAATAAATGCCAGCCATTAAGCAATGCCGTAGCGCTCCTTTGCGGCGCCCAACCGGCGAATAATGGACTCCTGGCTTGCAATTCCCATGAGGTCCTCCTTGTACACGTAAAATTCGGGACCAAGGACACGGCGCTCAGGGCGATGTGTTAGCGTTCTCAAAATATTCATATCGGGCAATTCAAATCGAACAAAGACCGCGGGCACATTTCCGTCGATTTCTTGAAGCGTGAGAAACACGGAGGACACGACCTTGGTAAATGCATCGTGCGTGTAGTACGAGTTTGGGTACTCAAACACAACATCGAATACGCCCGTCGACGGAACAGCCGCTACATTTGGTGTGCGGTCGAATGCAATTTGCGAGCACGGGAAAGGCAACGCCGAACCCGAATAAGACACGCCGCGCGTTGATGGGCTAGCGGCCAAAAGTTGCATTGTTTTGTAGCGACCGGGGTTCAAAACAGAACCCTGAATGCGCACTTTGTTATCAGCGACTAAATCCACTACAGCATTCGCAAGTTGCGAAACAAACTGAATTGGTGCCATCTTACCTTACCTATATAAGATATAAAATGACTTAGGCAAGAGATTAAAAGTAAGATAGAGATAGAAATAGAAATGGGCTATCTTCGCATTACAGGTGCCTTGGGCGCTTTGCGCGGTTGGTATCTCAGCAAAGATTGCAAGTATTTTGCTTGGGATTGCGATAAAAAAGAGTACATTGACCGACAACTGTTAGTGAGCGAAAGGTTACATGTTGGGTTTTTCGCGGGCATTATGAGTCCATGGGCTTGGCCATTTTTCGCCTTCAGGGACCTGAAAAGACTCGAAATGACGTATACGGGACTTGACCCAAAATGGCATGGGGCCGAAATGAAGTCTCGTTTCGACGCACTAGCCATAATCTAGTACATGCGGCCATCGCCTAGGCCAGCCGGGTTCACTTCGTTGCGCGAGCACGTGACACCGTCGCAGCGAACAACGTAGCGCTCGGGCAGCATGGTTCCTGGGTCGCTGGTGGGGCGCCTGCACGGCGCGCAAGGGGCAAGGCGCTCGACGGACTTGACGCGCTCGGCGTCCATCCACGAGTTAGCATTACGTTGCAGGAACATGCGGCTCTCGTAAGCGCTTCCGGGCTTTGTGCCAAGGGCTTGAATGAGCTCAGCATTCACGGCGCAACGGGGGCGGTAGTCTGTGAAAGCACGGCCATCTGCCATGCGCGAAGGGCACGGAACATCGCCTTTTTCGGTGCAGGTTGTGCAAGATGACATACGCTTCTCTACTATATGTCTCGAAAGAAGAAAAAATAAATAGCATTCGCCAACTAGATTATGCTGGCGATTAGGCGGTCCACAAGTACCGCTTTGTTGCCATCAGTTGGCAAGTCTCTTGCTTCCAGAAAATCTTTGAGCTCTTCCACATTCATTTTGCGAATTTTGCTTTTGCTCGGCCCGGTTTCCACGGACTCAGCAGGCTCATCGATATGTTCCCGTTCCTCGCGTTCCTCATGTTCCCGTTCCTCGCGTTCCCGTTCCTCATGTTCCACGACGGTAACACTAGGGCCTTCGGCAATGCCCACGGGAATGGGCATCGAACACATGGCCTTCATATCAAAAATGTTAGCCATTATTCTGTCCTCAATGCATTCATCATCGTCGTGTTGGTGGTCGTGTTCATCGCCAAAGCCGCCACCGCCCCCGACACCGCCGCATCCCATTAGGCGTTGCATGTTGGACAGTGCCTCGACGCGCTCCTCAAGGCGGGCAATGCGCCGCCATAGCACAAAAAGGCCCACCACAACAACGATGCCAATAATCGCAATTTGAACGCTCATCATGATGCCGTTGTCCGACGTCATACTCCCGCAACTATTTCACGTCCACCTATTTTTTCTTTGATTCTGAGCGCATCCTCAATGAACGCATTTGGAAAGGCCCCTTGCTCCTGCATAAGCTCCAGGGCAATGCTTTGAAACGACGGCCCGCTGCGCAACTTATAGGGAAATTCAATCTTCTTTCCGCGGCGCAAAATGGCCTCCATCGAAATATTAATGAAGTCGGCGGGTTCTTCGAAAGCCAGGCTTGTGATGGGAGCGTAATGCGTCGTTGCCACCACGCGCACCATGCCCATCTTCGCGAGCCCCTTCATAAATGCCATCGCTGCCGCGGCACCTTCGGTAGGAGGCGTGGCGTGCATCGGCTCATCGAGCACCATGAAAACGCGGCCCTGGCTTTCTTCTGCTACTTTCCACATTTCTACGCACCGCTCCACCTCGGCTTCAAACAACGACGTGCTTCCTGTTACGTCATTTATGCGCATGAAACTGATGATGCCATCAAAAGGAACGCTCATGGTTGCTTTGCGGGCACACACGATGCCAAGAGTTTGACCCAGAAGAATATTTGCCAATAACCCTCTGCAGTAGGTGGTTTTTCCGGCCGCGTTAGGGCCTGTTAGAATAATATTTTTGTCCAATGCTGCTGGATTTGCAACACATGCCATGCCCAACACGGGGTGGCGCATACCGTAAAAGCGGGGCCACTGTTCGCCGGATGCCGCCCACTCCACTACATTCCAGCCGCTGCCGCCGCCGCCGCCTGCGCGTTTCTGCAACAAGCGCGCTCCAGCGGCCACGACATCACCAACAGCAATCGTCCGCAATGCAGTGCGAATGCGTTGGTCAACCGCTGCTGAGTCGCCCCACCATTTCCAAACGCCAATAAAGTTAGCGCTTGGCGCAGCCGCGGCAGCTTCAGCCGCATCCACACCAAACGCCTCCATCCCCGCCGGTCCTCCACAAATACTTTCCACGCTCTTGGAAATTTCCAGGAGGCGCAAAACATTTTTGTGACGTGTCGCGAGGGTGGTGCGAGCCTGATTTACCATACGAGCCAAATCGACAACTTGTGCAACGCTATAGAAATACAGCCCTGCATATATTCCAAGAGTCACCCATATTTTTAGAGCAGCCGTTCCCTTGAGTGCCCGAATCATGTTGAATGCAAACATGATGTATGCCTTGAAGGACAAGTTCCACCCCATTTTCATGCGCAAGTAAATCCAGGGCCCGAAAATCAGGCCGATTGGATAGAAAATGGTCATGGCCGGGCTCACAATCAGCCGACAAAAATGGTAGGCCTCGTGAAACAGCGGCACTTCATTCAGGTACTTCAACCCAAACATGGTAGGAAACAGAAACGGGAGGGGCCACGTTTTCTTCAGGTCAGGCTTCGTGAGCACCCACAGCGCGTCTTTTTCGAGCGACTTTGCCTCCTCAAGCAACTTGAGCAGACGATGCAAGTGGAGGTCTCTTGATGCGATAATATTCTGGCGAGTTTTTATCACTGATATTTCATTTTTACCACATGGGCGCGCTAGCAGGTACTTCATTAATTCTGTTCCGCATTCGGTGTGAAATCTTTTACCCCCTACCCAACTGTCCAAATTTGCATCGGCGATTGTCGTTGTGGTAGTTGTTGGCGGCTGTTCGGATTCGAAAATCGGCGGCGCAACGGAACAATAGGACGCTGCGTCACTACACAGGGCTAGGTGCCCGGCATCCATGAGTGCCTCGGTCTCTTCCCCATAGTGCAAAAATCGCGACCGCATTCCAATACCCACGGTGCCGGAAAAAGAAAAAAGGACCTAAACGCAAACTAAAATAGATAAGTATCAAAATGCCTCTTTACACGTTTCGCGCGAACGGCAAGATTTATCGTGTTCGCAAAGCACCCACCGAGCCGGACGACGATGCGGCGGAACGGGGGTGGTGGATTGCAAACCAACCGGGATCTTCTCAAACTCATGTGGAGCTTTATTCGCAATCGTTCCAATATATTCAAACGAAAAACTTGGGCATGACGTGGTAAAATTATGCAGTTCTTGTAGTGAATGCCGGGGATAGATCCAAAGGAGTGGGGGCCATCAGCGTGGTGGCTCTTGCACACTGCTGCAGCCAAAGCAGCCCAAGGCGGGACCAGTAAAGATTTGACAATGTTCAAGACCATGGCGGCATCTCTAGATTGTCTTTTGCCATGCGATACATGCCGTGAGAATTTCAAGAGGCATTTGAAAAACAATAAATGGCCGCGGGCGGCGGCGGCCTTACCGGGGTGGGTGTATAAGCTTCATAGCAACGTAAAGGCCGACATACCGAGTCCCAAGCGTTCATCGGTCTTGCCTGTGTATGCGCAACCGTGCAACATAAATGCCGACCATGATGCGCTCGTGTCGAAAGCGGCGCCATTTCTTGCTAATTTGGAGCCGAATTGTGTGGCATTGAGGGATTTTGCGGAAGGGCTCCACTATTTCTTCGGGGCGCCGGCGGTTACCGAGCAGGCTTTAAAAACTGCAACGAGCTTCAAAAGATGGTTAGGAGTTACGGCTCAGCATGTTAAAATGTGTAAAGGAACATGCACACAAAAAGGGGGATGTGGTGTGTAATTTAAAGCAAGGAAACAACACCGACCATGCTGCCACCGTGGCGGCGAACACGGCGGCGGCCTCCGGCTTGCGTAAATGTTGCGCCATTCGGGGGCAGCACGCCTTGTAGGGCAGTCGGCAGGCCGGTTGCGAGACCCGTTGCGAGGCCTGCGGGCATGGCGGGAGACAGAGGCACAGAAGGCATTTCATCCATGGGAATACCGAAGTGCTCGGATGCCGCACAAGAGCCGCCACCGCGCTTCACTTTGCACGCCGCCTTGCTTTTCTTTTTGGCACCGCCCGCAACAGGCACGGGCACCGCCGGGACTGAGGTAGGCACTGCTGGTAGCATTTGAGCGTGATCACCGACCACACCTTGGAAGCGTTGCATGAACTTGTTGGCCATTTCTTGACCAACCGAGTTCATGTAGCCCTCAAATCCATTCACGTCAGCACCGCCGCGAGTGGTCTTTTTCTTGCGGTGCTTCTTACCACCGCCCATGGCATCGCCGCCAGGGGCAGGGGCAGCAGCAGGCTCGGCAGCGCCGGCAGGGGCAGCGCCGGCTGCATCGCCGGCAGGGGCAGCGGGCTCGCCCTCGGCAGTAGGCTCACCAACCGTAAATGTGATTTTTTGAACATCGTTAGACGCTGTTTCGACTGTGCAACGTATTAGTTTTACACCATCATCTTCATACGCAATGTCCACATACTTAACATTCTGTACCTCGAATGCACCACCATGCATGGTCTTCTTGCTCTTCTTGGTGTAGCGGCGGGCAACCTCCTGCAGCAGCAGGAGAAGGCCGGCAGCTGCGGGGCCCGCGAGTTCGAAGCCTCCTTTTTGTCCTTTGCGACCTTTCTTTGCCGGGCATGCCTTTTTGGGTGCCATCTTTGCTGACTACTTTCAGCTAAACATTTTTTTGTTACGGTTGACACTAAAAAACACGAGTGCCACGGCGGCCAGCGTTGTAAAGAAATTGAGACCAATGAATAACAGCACGTAAGGCATCAAATTCCACAAGAACCATTTCAAGAGGGGGCGAAAGAGCTCGCGCTGAACTTCCGGCTGCAACACGTATTCCCGGAACATATGCATAAACATATCCATGAGCGAAACTTCATCATCCCGGTGCTCCTCATCAAGTTTGTTATCAGCAGTCATGCGCGTTACACTACCCTCGAGAAATCCCTTGCAGTGAATTAGCCGCGACGCATCCAATGCCCGTAACAACCTTTGGAAAGCCACAACGTACACTGAGTACAGTTTTTGTGCCAATCGAGGGTCCGCGCATACGCCTGGACTTCAATGACATTTCGCACATCTCCATTCGGCCTTCAGCGCGCAATCCAGGCGGCTTTATGCTATCGGCCCGCTTTCCCGCAGACACGTGGGCGGGTGAGCAGTTAGAAGTCATCGACGCAGAGGCATTGGCCGCGACATTGTTGAGCAACAAAGCATGGTTCAAGAACACACTCGGCGAAGACCAAATACACGAGTTTTTTGACCCTGCCATAGAAATTGCGTCCAAGTTTGCCAAGGCGGTGTTTCACGTGAGCCCTACGAGCCCTCCACAGCTTGGTGAATTTGGGACAATCGATGAATTTTATGAATATTGGTCGAACGCCCCGCGCCGCGGGCCCCATGCCATCACCGCGACAGCAAAAGTCGACGTTGTGGGCATTCTCTTTGAAAAGCAGCGTTTTCGTCTACGCCTCATGTTGCGCGCCTTGGAAATCCAATCCGCCATGCCGGCACCCATTGAGGCGGCCGACCTTGTGCCGGACCGTCGCGAAATTGAGGAGCAGTGGCGCGCCGAGATTGAAACCAGATTTAATCCTCAAATAGCCGAACAAGAGGCGCTTCTTCAAAAAATAAGGGCGGTCAAGCAAGACCTTCTCCGCCAACTTGAAAAGGCGGAAGGTGTTCAAGATGGCGGCCCGGCTTGGGATGCCCATTTGGCGTCCATCGCACAAACTCTACGTGATGGCGTGTGGAATTATCTTATATAGAATATAGACCGGCATCCAAATCTTAAATGAAGTCCAAGCCTACTTACGTGATTGTCACCCTTCTGCTTCTGGCAGTTTTGTTGGGCTTCGTTTTCCTATCTTACAACAACCGATCGAAGATGATGGCTGCCGAGCGTTTCTTCGTTGAGCAACCCGCAACCCGTTCGCCGGCGGATGTGGCGAACGCTCAATACAGCCCGGATGCCGCGGCCGCTGGTGTGGGTTCTTACGCCGCAAGCGACCCCTCTGGCAACGCTCAACCTGGCATGGTTTCGGGCATTTCTGGCGGCGTTCCGGGTGGCCCCGGTGCCGCATCTGGCGATGGCTCTCCCACGCCGGCCTGCTTCCCCCGCGACCGCCTGAGCGCCCAAGACCTACTGCCCAAGGACGCGGCCAACTCTCGTTGGGCCCAACAAAACCCGGCGGTGGGCGGTGACGTTCGCGACCAAAACTTCCTGACGGCTGGCTACCACATTGGCATTGACACCGTTGGTTCGTCCCTCAAGAACCCCAACTTGCAATTGCGCAGCGAGCCCCCGATTGAGATGCGCGCCGTGTCTCCTTGGTTGCAATCGACCGTTACATACAGCGACATTAACCGTCGCCCTCTCGAGATTGCAGGTGACTACTAGGCTCTCACAATTTAAGGGCATTTCAATATTTCTTTTTAATATTTCGGATGGAAGTTCCTCTTCGAAACTACAAGGGTGTGGTTATCGCAAACGCGATAGTTTCACAGGAGGATTACGAATCAGTAGTCACATTAAAATGGCATCGTAACACCGAGACAAATAAAAGAAATGATGGAACGGAGGTAAAGAAGTTCTATGCATCGACACAATGCCCATTTTCTAATAAGCATTTACATTGGAAGATTTGAGACTCCTGAGGAAGCGGCACGTGCATACAACAAAAAAGCAATTGAGCTTTATGGCGAATATGCAAAATTAAACGTTGTAGCAGACGTTGTAGCATAATCGGCATACCCTCATACTTTTTAAAGGCGCCGCTTAAAGAAAAAACGGCATTGCTTGTAATGGACGAAATAACCACTGCAATCGAGCAGCGTGGCACATCTTTTTATCATGTAGCTCTGGTTGTTCACAAAATGTTCAAGGACACGTGGTCATATATTCCTGGGCGTGGCTGGACGATTATAGACGATGATGAACATACTCATACGGACGAAGCCGCCATCATCAAAATAAAGGGGATGTTAACTACGCATGTGAGGCCGGCATTCATGGAAAGGAGTCAATACTGGTGGAAGCTAGAGCTTGATCGTTGTGATAATGAGCAAGATCAGCACATGGCGACACCATCCATATTCAAGCGAATTTTGAGTAAAACAAAACAACCCCCGCCACCGCCACCGTACCAAGAAGAGAAGAAACTAGAGGGAAACGCTAATAGCGCCGGGAATATAGCACTTCAACTCTTGAACTCTCCCTATAAATCGCAAATCATAGCCGAGTGTGAATATATATTTATGCCCGTGTCACCTGGATTCGATGACATCCTATCGGTGGGATTACAATTAATAGATTCTTCTATTCGCAATGGCCACATTTCACACGTGAATGTGGCAGCAATTGTGTTTGACATGTTTGGGGAATTTTTGGTTTATGTTTCAGGGCAAGGATGGACCTCGAAGACAAGCCATGACACAGATGAAGCCATTGTTATGAACCTAAAACGAATATTGCACCATCGCATTTACGATGCCTTTATCGAGCGGGCCAACATTATACAGAGTACAAGCACTAGTAAAGCCGTCAGCGCCGCCGAGATTGCAAAGCACTTGCGCACAGACGAGTACAAAAATTACGTCATTCACGAGTGCCAGCAGTTCTTCATGCGTTAGCGTTAAACGCATTTGAACGCACTACTTAAAGCGATGCAGCGGACCAAGAGACAAGTAAGACGGGTCCACACAATGCAAGATACACCACCTGATTCGGCGCATGCGCTCATGTTGGGGTCGTTGACGACATATTTCCAACGCCATGTACACCATCGGCGGCAGCTGCATGACCTCATTGAGGCTCGCACTGCTATCTCCTTGCGTCTTTTGGATTGGTTTGTAACGCATTTTGCTAAGAAAAACAATGTGTTATTTTGGCTCGACACCGATAACAATTTCCATCCCAACCTGACGCACGGCGCCGATTTGCGCAAATTCACGGTGTATACGGAGTACAGAGCGCAACTGCGCGCATTTTCAAAGCATGCATTCGACCCATTTCGCCGCCATAACAGAATTTCGTTTGTCGTGAGTGAGCGTCCAAACGGGACACCAGTGTTTGTGGACACTACCATTGGCCAACTGAATTTCTTTCGTTGGGCGCTGCAAAATAAAGTTATTGATTATGTTCTTCGTAATCTGTCAACAATTGAAGATGACATGGCATCATTTCAACAGAGTCGTCGTGGCGTTGCAAAGGCAGGCGACACCCCGACGCCCGTACACACCCCAACTAAATCGCCCACGCGGGCTATACAACCGCCCACTCGGGTACATTTTGATTAAGAGCGAACGATTAGATTGTATACTTCTTCGAGGGCGGCAGCACCACCGGCGGCGCGCTCTTCATCGCTATATTTGTTTTTCTGGCAATGCTCAAGCAGCTGTGTTGTGAATGGCGCCCCATAGTGAATTTTGATTTTGTGAAGAATGGCAACTTTGCCTAGCACAACGCGATCAAACCATCCTTTATACCAAGTTTCGCAAAACTCAGGGTTCAAACCAATCATGCCCCCTGCACTGTAGCACAAAAAGCTGATGAAAGTATCGCCAGCCCATTGGCTCGTTGGAACAACATTGCAAAAGTCGTGCATGGCATCCTCTATTTTCAAACAGGCCTTCTTGAAGAATTCCGTGTTGAGCACACATCCGCCGCAAGCCCCGTAGTAAACGGGGTTTGGCAGAGATGTCGCGTTATCGAAGCAACCCCTAACTTGGCGCAAGTATGCAATCGCACTTCGTCCAAATGACACCTTTGGATTGCAGCCATTAATATCATAACGCCAACATTCCGGTGATGCCTTGCGAAGCATGAGAACGTCGTCCTCCAAAATAACAAAATGCGGCTCGGTCAATCGTGACACCGACCAAGCGAAGCGCCGCGCATATAATTCAATTTGTTCTTTTTTGTCCATATGGATGCGTGCATGCTCTTGTCCATCTCCCACTTCAGCAGAGAATGACCGACGGTCTTCATACGTGTAGTCAACGTCAAAGTGGGCGGCAATCGCCTCAAATGCGGGCTTTAACTCGGCAGGTGCGCCGTCGTTAATGGCGACAATATGTCCATCTGGATATAGTCGGCGGAAGCTCTCAATCGTCTTGTAGGTTGCATACGGCTCATTGTAGCATTGGAAAATGGCGCCTAGCATTATTGTTTTTGCTTGCTACATGTTCATGACGCGTATGTCTTAAGTTAGTTTGGGATATTTATGCTATTCTCACTGCCTCCATATATCCTATTGTTGGTGTTATGGCGGTACCATTTTGATACTGAGTTAAGTACATTGTAAATGCAGATGTTGCTTTTATGATTCTTGAAAGAATAAAAGTTTTTTGAGTTTGGATGTTGTAACCGTCAAGAATCATTTGATAAGTCGTATCATATCCCTGAGATGATGTTGATAGTGAGAAAATGTTTTGGTGTTGTACACTTGAGTGTTGTATCCAACACGTTCCATTTGCCACAATAAAGAACACACCTCCTGATGAAAATGATATTGATGCCCTGTTTAAGCGTGTTTGCTGGGACATAGTTGCACTGAATGAAGTGAAGTATTGTTGGCCGATGTATCCCTCTTGAATAGCATCTGGACTTGTATTACTTTTCATCAATACGCTTCCGTTCACATGTAACATTGATTGTGGATTTGGTGTCCCAATTCCTACATTTCCATTAGCCAAAACACTCACCCTCTCTACACCCGCCGTTACCAAACCTAACTTATCGGCGCCGGGATGGTACATACCAGTGTTCGTGTCGCCTGTCCATGAAAAAGATGGGCTCGCAATTGTGTCAGCGTCAAGGCCTAAGAATTGTGTGCCTGCATCAATGCTGCCTGTTGATAGGATGTTGCCCGATATATGAAGTGTTTGCGTTGGTGATGCAATACCAACCCCCAACCTACCATTCGTATTATCCCAATGCAAGTTGGTCGGTTGCAACACAGCCGTTGTGCCATTTCCAACAAGCACTTTGTTAGCCGTCAAAGTCGATGCACCTGTCCCACCATTCGCCGCTCCCAACGTTCCACTCACATGTGTCGGCAGGCCTATTTTGCCCCATGTAGGCGCTATTCCAACACCACCCGATATTAGCGAATTTCCAGTCGCAACATCTGCTAGCATTGAAAGGGAAAGGGATATGCTCATTTTATAAGATGTTCATGTTAAAATTGTGGTGTGCAAACATGCAAGACTCGTGTAAGATGCAATATTATTTTTATACCTTATATTTCAACCAACGCATGAGATATTTTTTAATTTTGCTAATCTCACTCTATTGCATGGGCTATTTGCACGCATCTTCACTACCTTCTGCACGTCACTTGACGGCAGAATACAACTTCGCACATTTTAGCTTTATAACAGAGCGCAACAAATGGTTGTTTCCGCAATACGCATTGACTAAACCGTTAACCTTTGAACTTTTGCCAGGTGAAGCTTTGTGGATCCCTAAAAAATGGTGGCACTGGGTCGTATCAGACCCTCAAACAATTGCGATAAGCTATTGGTGCAAAACTGTCAATCAAAGTAAAAACAAAAACATGCCATACAAGTTGCAGATGCCAAACGAAAATTTGCACCGCGTTGCCAAGGAAGAGTTGCGAAAAAAATGCAGTGGTAAAATTTGGCATAGCGAAACTGACACCATGATTGATGATGATATAAGCCACCCAGACTCACTTGCGGTGCCAAATAGGTGCATCATCACGCTGCCGGGCTACAACAACGAAGTAGTAGACCCCATGAAAAAGAATAATTTGGCATTGTACTCAAAACTCCGCCCCCATATACCACACCCTGCAATTGATGAATGGAAAGGGCGCGAGGCAGATGTGGACATTAACTTATGGATGGCACTTGGGCGACACGATACAGGGCTACACTATGATGACAACGACGGTCTTCTGCAAGTGCTTCAAGGGCGAAAACATGTTCGTCTTTTCTCGCCTTCACAAACGCCATTTTTAGCCAAGCGATGTATTATTCCATCATGGGCCAAGCAAACACCATTATGTGTTGCTTACAACAAACATGTATTCTATGGCCCTCTCAGCAGCAAGCACACATTACCGTCGGCTCGTTTACTTTACGAGAGCATGCTTGCAATGAACAACAATGCGGCAATAATGGAAGTCCATAAGACTACAACTGACTCCATGGGAAACTACGTATGGGGATGCAAGTGGCATGGTGGCGAAATGCGATGGGAACTCTACATTTACCAATACGACATGGAAACACACGCACCACGTGATGCGCGTATTTTGCTTCCTTACCGGAACCATTCCGTGAAGTTATACGGCGACTCGTTTGAAGAACCGCTCGTGATAGCATCGTTTGACTTGTTCAACAGGGGGCAGCCGTTGGGCACAATTATACATTTATATTATTCAAAACAAGGATGGGCATTAAGGCTCCCCTTTCGAGGATATGGACGAAACATCACTATGCCATCCAAAGACATCAGCCACGAATCAGAGTATATCTACGATAGCTATGACAGTTTTCAACAAAACTTTAACGAGCACATGGAAAGCATTGGGGTCGCATGGCAAGGCAAACGACTCGAGAGGCTTCTTGATGCATATGTGTGTGAAGAAATTTGCATATTCAACAAGAGCGCTGACACGTTTTTTGTGCTATATATCAACATATCTATCAAGGATTTCGTGCGCTTTTTAGATGAGCACAAGTATCCTGAAGGGCTTGTCAATCATGTTAAGAGCAACATAAAAAAGTATTACGACATAAGGCATGAAATTGCCATTGTGTACGACATCAACACACTCGAACCTGTACGAACTGCCTTTTATGGCATTGTGTGACATTCGCACAACTCTCACAACTCTCACAAAATTCGAACAACTTCATCAAGTTCATGAATGACTTGCGTGCGCCCAATCCACACCGGGGTGGTTTTATCTGCAATCGACGGGTCGAACAACACCGGGACCCAGTTTGGTTTATGTAGAATGGGTGCAAGATTACGAAATTGGTCCTCGACATAAAGAATGTTGCTCACGTCATCGACATTCTTAACATGATTTTGAACCTTGTCGTAAATTTGCAAATCCGCCGTTTTAACACCAAAACCGCAGCTGCTTGTGATGCGTCTCTCCATTGGAATGTCAAGGTGAAGCGCTTGCACAACCGCATCGGCCCATACATCTGGTGCATTAGTGAACAAATAAACTGGGACCCCTCGTGCTTGAAGCGCAGCAATGGTTTCAATTGAGTCCTCGTGTTCGGCTGCACGCGCAACCAGCTCGCGAAAGCACGACAATACGGTTTCACGGTTATACACAAATGCATTGTAGTCTTGGATAGTCTCGCGAATATCATAAGCATTTTTCAGTCCTGTATGCGTATGTCCATATGTAGAATACAGTGTGCGGTTGAGAGCGGCTGCTTGCTTTACCTGAACTTTGGTGCGCATTTGCACATACTTTACCGCCTGTCGCTCGATGGTGTTTGAAATTGTGCTTGTTCGCACGATAACGCCATCAATGTCAAACAACACTGCGCGTGATGCCATTTTCTCTACTTCATAACGGTTAAATTCTTTAAACCTAGCAAGGTCCACCAGTCGCGCACACTTTTTTCAAACTCCAAGAGTGAGCCATTATTTTCAAATGTCATATCAACATCATTTATGGCGTCTATATGATTTTCGGCTTCATGCAATGGTTGCGATTCGTGGTTTCTAACAATCTTTACGATGATGCCGCCACGCATTCGGATCCAACCGAGGTCATGTTCGTATCGAACGTCCGGAATAATTATACCATGGTCATGGTCATGGTCTTGAACGTCCCAAAAGCGGCGAGTAAAAAAGTCGCGGCCCATAAAAGCCATCGTGTCTTGCGTTAATTGAATCATTGCATCTCTTGGTCGTATATTCCATCGCATATCAACGTCTTCTTTTTCAGCGCCTTCCAGCTGTTCCGGAGTAAATCCGTAAAGCGCCGTCACGGCTTGTTTGAGCGGAGCCGCCAACCGCTTTACGCGGTAATGTGGGTTCTCACATACCACTTTTGCAAATGTATCCTTGCCAACCCGCGAGCGACCAAGAACGCCAACAATCAGGGGATGCACCATATTTATTATTCGTTCGTGTGGTTTCCCTATATACATTTCTGCGCAAGGAGCATATCATAGATCATGTTATCAGCCATCCGTTCATCAACGAGCCCGTCGCTTCGTTCCTTCTCTCGCCCAACAATCAAACATTCACAATCAGTAGTGATGGGAATGAAAGGAAAGAGCAAGCGCAAGTATTACTACTACAATGATGATGACGACGATGATGAGGTGTGCCAGTTCGGGCCTTCGTCATATGCACACTCGTCTTATGCAAACTCATATGCGGAAGGTTCGAGCCCGGTTACCAAAAGTAACATTCCAATCATTCTCAAGCCTCGCAATGATAAGCAACGCGAATATATAACATGTTTGGAAGATGCACGCCCCACCATCGTGGTTGCCACCGGTGCAGCGGGTACCGGCAAGACCATGATTGCATGTACTATCGCAATGAAAAAGCTCATCGACGGCGACATTCGCAAGCTCGTCATAACACGTCCCATGGTGAATGTTGACGACGGCGAAGGCATCGGGTTTTTGCCAGGAACTCTTGAAGAAAAATGTGCACCATGGCTCGCACCACTTACGGATGTGTTTTACAAGTATATCTCCCCTCAAAAATTTCAATCGCTCATTGCAAAACAGACCATTGAAATTTGCCCATTGGATATGATGCGCGGCCGCTCGTTTGAGGACTCGTTCATAATTGTCGATGAAGCGCAAAATTGCAGCACCACTCAAATGCTCATGCTCTTGACTCGCATTGGAAACAACAGCAAGCTCATCATCACCGGCGACCCCATGCAACATGATCGCGCCAACATGTCTGCCTCTATTAATGGACTAACTGACTTTCTAAATCGCATTGCGGACAGTGAGAAACATCATCCGGAGCGCGTTGGTGACATCAAGGCAGTTCATTTTACAGAGGAGTGTATCGTGAGGCACCCCATTATCAAAAATATTCTAAAGATGTACAATGTGTCCTACCCCCCCGCGGTTTAGGCATCATCATCGGTCTCTGCGGTTGCCTTGGAGATAAGCGGTTCAATTTCAGCTTCGGCTTCAGGTCCCGTTGTATTCATGCCATGATGCAGGAAATCGACACCACTGCCTGTGCTCTTCATCTCAATGCGAACTGGCAAGCTTTCCCAAATCCGCTTAACGGCATCGCGAATGCGCGCCTCTTCGAATGTCACCTTTACGGGAATGATTTCCTCTAGCAGTTGTTTAGCAAAATCAATTTCGCTCTTCGCGATTTTCTCAATATCTGTACCAAAGCGGCTAACCGTTGTCATTCTTGATTGTTCCATGATTCGCTTACGGTCAGCAATGGTTTTTGCGGCCGTGGAGGCAGACGGAATCTTGCATGAGTTCACTATACGCAGTTGCAGCATCCGGTGCATTTAACAATAGTTCCTCATTTTATTTTTGTAAGCATTGGTATGTAATGATAGGTCGCCAAGTGCACAAGCACACAAGCACAAGACAAATTGTGCGGACAGTGCGCCTCTGGAAGTTCGCTACAGAATGTCAGTGGAAATTTAACGTAAAAAGGCCTAAAACCGATGCATTGCTTGGCAAATGGCTCAAAGATGAGATGATAGAGCTTGGACCTGCCTTCATGAAAATGGGCCAATTCATGAGCACACGTAGTGATGTTTTTGGCACCGAGATTACGCGCGAATTGTCATACCTCCAAGATGATGCTAATGCTGTTGATTTTAGTTACATTCAGCCAATTATTGAAGCTGAACTTGGCTTCCCTATCGACACCGCTTTTTCACAATTTGAAAAAGAACCAATTGCGTCAGCAAGCATCGGTCAGGTGCATAAAGCACAGATGCGCATCAAGGGTGGCAGTAGCATTGATGTTGTTGTAAAAGTTCAAAAGCCCGGCGTTCGAGCACAAATTCAAGAAGACCTTTCCATTCTAAAGACGCTTTCCTCCCTTGCAGCACTGTCAGGAACACAACGAGGGCGCGAAGCCCAACAATTGTTGTTGCAATATGAGACATTTTTGACAGCAGAGTTGGACTATAAAAATGAGGTTGATAACATGATCGAGTTTAGGGTGAAAGCGAAGGAACCTCAACTCATAGATTCTCCCACCGTGCTTATTCCGCGCCCTTTCCCAACCTTGTGCACTCAAAACGTCCTCGTTATGGAGTACATGCCTAGCATCAAGGTAACCGACATTGCATCACTCACGAACGCAGGAATTTCCCCAAATGCAGTTGGGACAGCAATTGTAAACGCATTCATATCGCAAATTGTAATATATGGAGTGGTCCATTGTGACCCACATCCAGGCAACATTGGTGTCGTGCCCTCACCAAGCGGCGGCACCGGCGCTTTTAGCATTGTACTATATGACTTTGGGAACGTTGTTCATTTGAGCGAAACATTCAGGGGGGAAATAAATAATTTGGTATTGGCCGTTGTGCAAGAAGATGTTGATGAGTTTTTGGAACTTCTTCTTGCACTCAATGTAATTCGTATAAACGACCCATTAGAGAAGCTAGAGTTAAGGTCATTCTTTTCGTATTTCTTTCAATATTTGAAAACTGTCGATTTTACGAAACTCAGGACATCCATTGTAGAAAATGAGGCCCTTCAACAAAGTCAAATTGGTTTCAAGGTGGATAATGATTTTCTAGCACTGTTTCGAGTATTTTCCCTCTTAGATGGGACTTGTATATATCTTAATCCTGAATTTAGCTATATTGATGCACTTGGGCCTTTTTCACAGGCCATCATGGCTGACACCAAGTTTTTTGAGGCTCGAATTCGCCGAGACATAGGTCTTCTTGTCTCAAATTTTGGAAAGTCAAAGCCAGCGGATGACAAAATCATTTTAGCATTAAATTCGAGAATACGTGATGTTGGTGACCGCACTAACATGTTTCGTGGTATGTTCATGGCTCTAGCAGTCCTTGACGGTATTGAAGACCCCACGCGGCTTTTCATAGTGCTTCCAGCAATCGCATGGTTCGTTTTGGAGAAAAAATGACAATTGTACTGCTTAAAGATATGCATACATCATAACATATACAACAAAAACAAGTCCTATAATCATGCTTCCCCCTGGCACGTCCGGCAGCAAGCGCCCTATTGATGAGGTTTATCCCAATGAGAGCGTTCCGGCTAGCAAGACCAAGCGTGCTTGCGTAACGGCTTAAATTCGCCTGCCCGCCAGCTCACTCGCACACTCCCTCGCCCGCTCTCCCGCCCGCATCATTTTTGCACTTTTGTAGCTTAGTTAAAGAAATGTGTCGGGTTATAAGCCAAGAATGGAACCCATTGACACCCTCTTTAAGGCCCCATGTGGACACACATTCCATTCTGAGTGTGCTCTTATAGTTTGTAATGAAGAACCCATCAATAAATTAGTGTGCCCTACATGCCATGCGCCATGGCTTTCCAATGAGGACAAAGATGAGGTTGGTTTAACACATGACAAGTTCTTTGACAAGGACCCAGATGAATACGAGTCTTATGCAGACTACCAATCAGAAGATGAGGAACATGTTGAACGCATACACAATTTGCGTTCTTTGTTGCGCGATCGGATTTTTCCTCTTGCAGCATTGAAAAGAAAAGAGGCAGAGCGTAGGTCCGCTGCAAAACGTGTCAAGATTGCTGAGCTTGATGCCATAGACCCAAGTCGTGTGCAACGTCTCCAACAAATTATGAAGGCACACTCCTATGACACACATTATTTCAATAAAGACAAGGCAACAAATTTGCCCAAAACCTTCACAAAGCGTTTGTTGTGACGTCCAGTGTAGATTATTCTTTTTCTTCCTTGTATGTGTATACAGATATCAGTTTTCTTAAGTTTTGCTCCTCCCTCCAAGATATCCTCGAAGCTCGCACTTCTTTCAGCATCTTTCGCAATCTCTTCTTGTTGTTTCATTTTCTCTTCTTTTTGTTTTTCAATTAAGGCATCGTTGACCGCCTTTCGATGTTGAGCAGCAAACATATAAAATGATTTTGCGTAATCATTGTTTATTTCTTCTTTCCAATTTTTATCTTCATTATTTATTCTATCCCACCGTTCCATAAACTTTGCATCATGTGAATCAATACTCCAAGAAGAAAAGAAGGGTTCTTTTAAAGCACCATTTGGGATTGTGCCAATTGAAAGCAAAGGGTCTGCATTTTGGAGAGCATTCATCTGAGATATTACATCCGTACGAAGGAATTTTCGGAACTCTGGTGATGGGGGTTTATGTATTCCAAAGAATGTAGTAAAAACCTTTGCAAACACATTTATGACCGTTTTATTGTCATCGTCATAAATTGGTTTATAAGCAACAAAAAGCATACTATCCCTGCTCATCGTTACTTTATTGTTTATAATTATAATAATTTTGTTTCATTTTGTTAATTCAATTGTAAGTAGGGTCGGTCCAGGTAAAACACTTCCAAAACCGGAGCTATTATGTCTATGTTTATCTGAGGGAATAGTAAACCGTTATAAGACATGCAAGTTTGTAAAAAATAATTACGCGCGTTTTGTGAGAACATGTTGCGTATTCTTGGTGGCTTGGGAGGGCTTGAGTGGAATAACAGGACGAAAGACGATGAAAATAACTTTAACGACGAGGGCAAACATTACATATTTGTGAACGACTCATGGGTAGAAAGTATCCCATAATCCAAAAAGAAAAGTTGCGATACGTGAATTATCTTTGTTTTTGAGAGAACACTACATGAAGTGTGATACATTTGTCTCTAATGAGTCGTTTAAGCATCATTTTGGCTTTAATGTAATCGCCGATTATCATAGGCCATAAGATAGGACACGCCAAGGCTAACATATTAGGACATGTCGAGCATACCATATGAAATTGTGTGGCACTTGCGATGAATTTAAGGTTGGCAATGAACTCCTTGCAGTCAACTTGATATACATTTAATTCAGGGCTTTTCACTGCCCTGCACATAAATGCATGTATCTCAAAATCGCTCCATTTTTGAAAATACTCGTTGATTAGCTGGATTGATGGAACCTTTATAGATATGCTCGATGACGCAGTGCAAAGGCCTTGTCCATGTCCAAGACTTTTTACCACTCCATTAGATATCAATGAAGACAATTCATTCACGAATTGCTCCCCAAACGTTTCTATAGTGGACGTACGAATGCTGTTGTCTGGAAGCGCCATTTCATACTTTTCTGTCGCGCCTCCCCTTTAAACGTGCTCGTCATGTTTGAGCATGATTGACGACGCGATATGCGGTTGCATAGAAAGCTTATACACAATGCGTCTTTTTGTTCCCTTCACAGCAATATCACCACTCGCATGGAAGCCCCTTTCGAGGAAGTCCTCAGCTATGTCCAGAAATTTTGCAACGTCCTCCATCTCTCTGGACAATCCAATGTTTGCCAATTGTTCTAAAGCACTATCAATCTCTTTGTGTCGCTGATCTTGTGTTTTGCCTTTTTTCATTTATTCGTCTAGTTCGTCTGTTTCTTAAATCACACCCAGGCACAACTAGAAAAAATGACATCAATACCACGATAATATGTGCATACACCCATAACTCCACCTACCCCTATTCGCCGCCATGGAATCCCAAACGCACAACGTCATGAACGGTCGCCGGGATGAAATTATTCATTGCCGCTTCGAGGATACCATAATTCAAATTGAAAAGCATATCGCCGCCCAAGTTGTGTTGTACCTCGTGCACATCGTTAAAAACGAGGACGTAATTATGGAGTGTAAGTGGCACAAGACAGATCTACCTAAGCCCGTGCAAGAACTCATTACATGGATTGATATCCAACTTGTTATTTCCGGCAGGTTCTGCGAGAAGACCTTCAAAATGAACGACAACAAGGACTGTTACATTTCTCGCAAGTTGTACAATGATGAATATCCTATCGAGTTTCCTGTGGAAGTTATGCAAGCTTCCGAGGAATCCGCAAAGATTCTTTGTAAGTTTCTCGTCGACCTCAAGAACAATAACCCAGACAAGTGGTGTTGGTGGCGTATTGGAAACTCAAGTGAAGACAGCACTTATGTGAAGGAAGCATATGTGAAGTATGATGCTATTCTCCCCGAGTTTGAAAATATCAAAACCATCGAAGACCTTTTCGCAGCAAAGCTTGATTTTAAGTCTCCAACGGATTGCTACTTTGAATACTTTGCCGGTAAAATGTTTTACCACGACTCTCAAGGTTGCTTGATGTGGGGTTTAGCAGATGACGGAGAGGTGTTCGTGACGAATGGTGAAGGTGCCCGTGAATATGTTGCCGCTTCTCTTCCCGAATTCCTTTCACGCATTGATTTCGAAAACAAGGCATGGTTCGCGACGGCAGCTAATTAATGCATCAAGCACTTGAGCAATTTTTGTATTGATTTTCTACGAATGAAATAAGTATGGATGTCAACTATATTTAAGTTCCGGTACAATGCATCAACGGCAGATTTTGATGCACCATTTGGATATTCGAGCGCTGTGGCTTTTAATGGAACCTTAAATAACCAATCAAGCTACTCTTGGATACCACCACCTGGATGGGCAAGTGCAGATGTCCTAGTTGTTGCTGGAGGCGGTGCGGGCGGAGGCAATAGAGGAGGCGGTGGCGGGGCAGGTGGCGCATTTATCACATCAAACGTTACTTTATCTGGAAGTTTATTGATTGTGGTTGGAGAAGGAGGACTAAAAGGATCCTCTGCAGGTTCTGGAAATAGTAATGGGGGAAATGGTAATAATTCAAGCTTTGGTGGTACCATCGCAAGCGGCGGCGGAGGTGGTGCTTGGGCAAACGTGAATGCAAATAATGGAGGTTCTGGCGGAGGTTCAGGTCACCGAACAAGTACTACATTATTTTTGGGGGGCGAAGGTGTTGTCGGCCAGGGATATAAGGGCGGCAACCAGCTCATTATAGGAGGCAACGACCATGCCTTGTCGTCAGGAGGAGGTGGAGCAGGAGAACCTGGATTCAATTACTCGAGCACTAACTCTGGTAACGGGGGTAAAGGAATTCTATTCAATGGAACATTTTATGGAGGAGGCGGCGGCGGAGGAGCAGGAACATTGAGTTTTCCAAGTGCAGTTGTAGGTATCGGTGGACAAGGCGGTGGGGGAAACGGTGGCTATTCAACCGCATCAGGTAATATTGGCCCAGGTGTAGGTGGTCAAGCAAATACAGGAGGAGGTGGTGGTGGCGGCGGGCAAGAAAGTACGGGCGGCGATGGGGGTTCTGGAGTGGTAATTATAAAATTCATTTCTGCTAAAAGTTTCCCAACCATAGGCCCATTAACATTCTCAACTATACGGAACTTGTTAAACGGACAAGCCAGTGTGGGAACCATAAGTGTATCGCAAGCAGTACAAAAAATATCAAATGGACCCTTTGTTGGTCAAAGTGTAAATTTACAAACATTCTTGAATCGCAAATTTGTTCCTGAATTGGGTAATCTTTGGGCAAAAATTGGATCACTTGATGCTGTACTTCAAAAGCCAATAGCAGCATACTCATTTCGTTGTTTGTTTGCTTCTTACTCGGGTCCACAAGTCCGCGTCCGTCGCTCGACAGATAACCTCGAAACGGACGTCACTTTTGACACATTTGGAAAAGTATATAAAATAAGTAGCGGTACATGGTCGTCGTGGAGCTTAGGACAAACAATTTGTATAACAAAATGGTATGACCAAAGTGGGGGAGGTAACAATTATGTTCAATCAACCACCACTCTTCAACCCATCATGGTTTATAACTCTATTGATGATGCTTACGTCATTTCGTTCAACGGAGAATCAGTCCTTGGAATATCATCCCGATTAAACTTGCTAGATACTTTTGCATTTCGTATGAAGGCAAGACCGTCAAGGGCTATTGAAATTGATAAAATTCAAACAAATTCATCAGCATCAGATCTTGCGCCTGGAAATAAGGTGTTGGGTGCCGATCAAGCAAATTCACAAGGGTATGGTGCTGACAGTGCAGCTTTAGGTTTAAATCTAGGAACAAATGGTGTTATGACATTAAATCATTCGGATGGCTATTATAATCGTCCTCTCGTGCAATACATTAATTTAAGTGACAAAGTTATTGATTTAGTTATAAATCATTCGAACCGAACCCCCTCATTATATGTGAGTAAAATCTTCACTTCAACAGGCCTTATGGCAAGTAGAACTCAAATATACTTTTTCCCAGGCAACATAGGAAAGGGAGTGTATGGAACTTATCAAGGACAAGTTCATGAATTTATCGTTTGGAATCAAGCTTTAAACTCTACATCGATACAAAGTTTACAGTAGAAAACGCAGGCCCAAACTCGGCGACCATCTAAAAAAATGACCATATAGATAGTCACATCCATCTCAATATACATTTAACATACGATGTCGCGCCTGCTTGGTCTTCACAATAAGACGCAAGTAGTGAGCGAAACTGAGTTACCCTACAATCCTAGCAACGTTCTTCTTAGTCTTGATGACCTTTGTGTCTTTTTTAAAGCCCACGGCATGGACACCGTGAAGCCGAACAACCTCAACATGTATCGCAATGCGTTTGTGCACAGGTCGTATTGCACAATGAAGAACACCGACTTTGACACGGGAAACGAGCGATGCCCTCCTGACTGTCTGCCACTTCAAGAAATGTCATACGAGCGCCTGGAATTTCTTGGCGATAGCATCCTTGGCATGGTCGTTGCGCGCTACCTGTACGAGCGCTTTCCTGACCGTCCTGAAGGCTTTCTCTCTGGAATGCGCACCAAGCTTGTCAATGGCCGCATGCTTGGCAGCCTAGCAGAGCGCGTTGGGTTTCCCAAGTTTGCCATTCTCTCTAAGCAAATTGAAGACGCACAAGGCCGTTCGAACTACAAAATCATGGAAGATGTGTTCGAGGCGTTTATTGGAGCGCTCTACATGGATTTCCAAACTGACGAAGACACTGTATCATTTAGCTCTCCAAAAATGATGCCGCTATCGGGCACAGGCTTTTATGTGGCAGAAGCATGGATTGTTGCAGTTCTCGAAAAATACATCGACTTTGCGGAGCTGATTTGTGCCCGTAGCAACTACAAGGACATGCTTGTCCGCCACATGCAACATGCATTCCAAGATGCGCCGCGCTTCTTTGAAGTTGACGTTCGAATGGTGGACTCGAAGACACATCAAAAAGAATTTTCATATTGCGTGAAGGACCGCAGTGGCGCAGCCATTGGAACTGCAAAGGGCGCGAGCAAAAAGGAAGCAGAGAACCTCGCGGCGCGAAAGGCCCTTGAATACTATGGTCAACCTATTGCATAATATTCGTACGTATAAGACAGGAAGCCATGCAAGAAATTCAAGTGTCCAAAGCAATTTTGTTTATACAAGAGGCAATTCTACAAAAGCGCATAAACATCAACGACCCCATTCAGTTTGTGAAAGAGGCTGTCAATGTCGTCGCAACCTTTACAAATAGCGACAGCATTGACGAGCAAAAACAAATAGCGCTGAAAGTCATTGAGAAAATTGCCGCGGGTGCAGACGGTATCTCGGGGACGGCAGATGACATTATTCCGGTCGATGTCGTGCAAAAATTAGCCGCAATTGTAAATTCAGATTTGCTAACAAGCTTAATTAACTTTGTATCGCACCCGCCGCCGGAAGTGGCCAGCTGCCTTGCGTGCGTATCAAAGCTCTTCAAAAAGGGGGCACCCCAGTGAGGCAATTGTCGGGAATGCGAGCAACAAGACTGTCCTCATACATGGATACATTGAATGGCGCGCGCGACGTGCCATCGCCGCCGAAAATTCCGTTCATCCAAAACGTACCTATCAAGGTAACGAGAAAGACCACAACCAACACGGGAATATTGTTGGCAGGCGGCTCATGTTCATTTTTCGACTGCGAGTGCTGAATTATTAAATAGGTAACGCCAGTGACTATAGAGCTTACACCCAAGAGTCCGTACATAATTACATCCAAGCATGAATATTTAAGTTATCAAAAAAACGCATCTCTGGCCATTCCTTTTTGCCCTTTGTGTTTTGATACGATGCTTATGTGTCGAATTTTTGAACTCACATGTCTTTCCTCTTTACTCTTGACGCTTTGCTTATCTTCGCTTTCCGTGTCGGCGTTACTCTCAGCGGCGTTACTCTCATCGCCTTCCTCAGCAACTTCCTCAGCAACTTCCTCATCGCCTTCCTCAGCAACTCCCTCATCGCCTTCCTCATCGCCTTCCTCCGCTGCGCCTCCCTCAGCAGCGCCTCCCTCAGCAGCGCCTTCCTCATCGCCTTCCTCATCGCCTCCCTCATCATCAGCGTTTTCGTGATCAATGTTTCCCTTCACATCGCCATCATCGCCTCCCTCGTCGGTGTCTTCAACATTCTCACCCGCTTCGTTTCCCGCTTCGTCTCCCGCATCGTCATTTGCAACAGCGTCACTTCCCTCATCATCGCTGCCCTCTTCACTTCCCTCGTCATCGCTGCTATCGTCATCATCAGATGAGCTAGTAGGCACTTCCTTTGCGTTTTCGGGAGTTTTAGGTAGGTCGCGATTCATGCCAGATTGATTAACCCGGCTGACAATTTCGCTCATAGGCAGTTTGTTGCGAATCGTGGTTTGAATAGACTTGCGCGCCAACTTCTCGCAAATGTCCAAGTTTCGCTGCTTTTCCAGACTTCTAACTTCATGATGAAATAGGTAAGGTTTTTTCCAAATTGCTCTTGCAAACTCTATGAGACAATGGTGTAGAAAAACATCCGTAGACGGAACGCGGATTTTGATTTTATCTCTCGACTTTCCCACTTGGATAAGATGCACTTGAATGCATACTGTAAAAATGGCCTTTATGAGCTCATCAATATAGGTACATTGACCTTCTAGTTTGACGCGAAGGTCATGCACAATATCAGTATTCCACTTTGGAATGGTGGCAAGTGTAGTTTGGAACGTTTCCAATGCCGATTTACCAGGCCCTCCTTTTGGGTCGTACAACCCCTGGAGAGCGACCACCATATTTTCGCCAATCAAATCACACAAGTGTGTAACATACTCGCGCTTGTTTTCCAGCAGGGCATCCATCTAAATAAACCAGACCGCATGACCTCTTTAAATCATGTTATACCTATAATAGATAAGGCGCAATGATAAATGCAATGGCGTTATACGCCGTGTTAGAGTCGCTTCTTAATATATTTGTTTACATCATTGTGGCTGTCGCGCTTGTACTTGCTGTTTTCGTGCATGATGTCGAGTTTATCAAATCGTCGCCGGTAAAGTTTTTAGTTGAATGTGTTGTGATATTTATTGCGTCTGCCCTCCCATTACTTCTATTTGCAAAAACCCAAGGTGTTGATTGGGGTGTGGTGCGCAAGTGGATCTTCTCGATTGGAACAAAGTTGGTTGTCCTCCACATTCTGCTTACACTGTCGGGCATGTACACTCTCTGGTTTGAGAAGGAATACTCTCATGGAGGTGAACGCCCAGGTTATTAAGATTGAAAAAAGCATATAAAAGGAACGTCAACATAAATAACCCAAGATGAATCGCGCGACTCCAGATACGCGCGGCTTGCGGCTTGGGTGCCGTGCGAAAAAATCAAGGCCACCAAAGCCAGTCTTTCACATTGGGGGAAATATGCCTGCATCGCGTCAGGTGACCCTGGCGGACGCAGAACTTGCAATGGAAACATGCATGAATATTCCAGACACAAGTCGCGATGAATGCTATGTTGCATTTGGTGTGGATGGTGACGCAGTCGAAGAGTACTTTTACATCGTTGAAAAACTAGAAAAGGCTTTCAAGAAGGCGCCCACACTGCCTCATGACGCAAAAAACTAATCGATTGGAATTATTTTTGTCACACATAAGCAAGTCGTACTTATATGTTTCTCATGCTACGGTTGTTCGTTATTGTTGGATTGACTGTTGCGCTCTTTACGTACTACCGAAGACCCCCGGCAACAGAGGCCTTTTTGTCCTCCCCAATAACGTCTTTGGCAATTGACCCACGCGCAACCACCACTTATACATCCGGGTATGAACTTGACAATCTTAAATTCGAGCAAGCTGTGCGCAAAACATTTACTAATTCGCAAAATTGCCCGAATATGACGGACATTGGTACATGGACGCAAATGCCTGTTCCCGATGATGAGGAAGCACCCGAAAACGTTCGTAAGGCCTATGCCATAGCACTTGCCTATTTGACAAAGGGCATAGCATCAAGTAAGCATTTCGACATCGCTGTTGATTCTGTGAAATTCGATCCGGCGGACGATGAGCGCACTCCGAATCCCGTAAAAATAAAGCACCCTCGCCTCGTGTCGTATAGAACAAAATCTACCGAGTTGCTTTTACAGATAGAAATGGTGCTACGCCGTGATTTCAAGTATCAAGCCAAGCACGTGGAAATGTGGGTTCATGTGAACGGTAGTCAAGTAAATGTTGTGGTGGCGAATGTGGCGGGAGTCCTTTTCGAAGACGCCTTTGCAATGGCACCAAATACGCAAGACTTTGCTATGAATGCAGAATCCGTAAAAACGCGACTGCCTAGTGACATTCCTGTTCCTAAGAAAAAAACAAATGAATTTGCCTTTCACACCCCGCCCATCCCCGCAACATGTCCGTACTCGGGTCCATAGTTTCATAACTCATATGCCATCTTTTCGCACTCACGAAGAAGCCGGTGCTGACATAGCTTGTGATCTGGATTGTACGCGACATCTTACTTGCACTCTATGATGGGGTTGATATTCATTTGGTAAGGGTTGGATTTTAGAGCCGACAGGATGCTTGGGTCCAACCGATTCTCTCCCGAGTACGGCAGCTCGTTGGCTTGTTTTGTGATTTGGCAATTTTCAACTTGTTTGGGACCTGCTTCCTTGATGCGAGTCATGTTTGGCGTCGCACGTGGAGCGATGGAATCCGAGTTAATGCGCCTGATGTCCAAGTTCATATCATCCGCATCCATGTTAATGTTGGCGCCCTTTGCGTTGGGCGTGTATCCTGCTTTTGCGAGCATCATTTCACGTGTGCCATCAATGAGAGCATTGTTTGTTGCCGTCAAGCTGACGCCGCGGAAATCGGCCTTGCTTCCAGCGCCGCCAAAGTGAGATGTTGCGGACACGAATGCCTTTTGCGTGAGAGGGACGTCGACCACAGTGGTAACGTATGCACCGGCGTGGCTTGCTTGACGCCCAATGTTTCCTCCAATATTTTTTGCACCGTCCATCGTCTCACGATGTGTGCGCTTGGCCACCTCGTCAACGTTGTAAACACGAACGCGGTAAGTCGTTGACGCTACGTTTCGCACACTATCTGTGACGGGCAGTGTCTCGCGTCCGGTCGTCTTAATTTCCTGCTCCGTATTCACCGGACCCACCGTGGGACCGTGCAAGTTGCTCACATCTGTGTCGTGAATGAGCGTCTCCTTGATGGTTGTTCGCGGTTGATGCGTTACAGGGTCAACAAGAGTAGCCTTCTCGGGAATTTGAATGCTCATGTTACCGTAAACACGCGGGGCATCAATCAGGTATTCTTTGGGCGCACGACGCACCGCATCCATGAGTGGGGCTACGATGGCCTTGATGGTGCTGCGAATATTGCTCACGACGGTTTTGGTCGTGGTCGTCGTGCGGGCATTGTCAAACACACAAATGCTGCTCTTGCCGTAATCATCACCTACAAGCGCAGCCTTTCCAGGTTGGCCAATCGCATGTGCGGTACCTTCGTACTCGGTTGCGGTTTGGACACGCGACGTCGGCTTGATGAGAACAGTAGGGCGCTCTGTTGCCTTTGTTTCAGCACCGCGCGACTTGAGCCACTTGTCAGGTGTGTTCTCAAAGAACGTGTCCGGGCGATTTTTGGAAAGCACGCTAAACAAGCCACGCTTGGACGTTCCCTTCTGTGGGCCTTGCATGGGCAACTCAAATGACAATTTCGGGTTGTTTGCCGGCCGCAACTCGTCCACATTTTTGGGACGCATATAGTCGAGTGTGTTGGCTTGTTGGCGACCTCCCGCGGCACCTGCTGTGAAACCGAGTCCAAGCCCAGGGCCGACCATCTCGCGCTCAATAGGAAAATCATTGTTACGCGTTATCGGTGCAACTAGGCGGCTCTCATAAAAGCTCGTCATAACGGGCATTCCGCATGCATTCCCCATATTTGCGGTCGGCTCAAAGAAGCATTCAACCTCTTTTTTGGGGACGAACATATCACTGCGGCCCGTGTGGCGCTCGAGTGTGCCCATTCCTCTTTCGACATCTGTGTTTTGGGTGGCATTGCCCTTGAAAAAGGGTTGCATGTTGTTGTGTTGGAAGCCTTCGCGACCGACCCATTCACCTGTCAGCGATTGCATGCCGCCGCCGCCGCCCGCTTGCCCACCTGCCGCAAGACCACCATCGTTGCTCACTTCGGCAAACATGCTGGCGTACGCAGGCCGAGGAACAACCCCTGTTTGTTGAGGGGCACGCGCGGCATTCCACGACCTATTTGCGGCGGCGCCTTCTTGTGCGCGTGCTTGTTGATAGTAATTGCTTTGATACATATTTGTTTGGCTTGGCATGTTGGTTGGCGCTTGAGCTTGGCCGAGACCCGCCCCACGTTCTTGCTGTAACATATACCCCAAGGACGACAGCGCTGCACTCGCATATGCTTCCATTTCACGGAAAAACCGCACCTCTATCAAGAAGAGTACAAAAAACAATGTGATGGCATTTACGCGCCTAGGTTTTTCAGGCGCCCGCAAGACGGCCACGAAGGGGACGGAGCCCACGGACCAAGTGTAGCCTCGGCGGGAGCGGACCAGTTTTGGAATTGCTCGCTCACATACGGGGCAGCGGAGGCACCAGCACCTCGCGCAGAGGGCACTTGATTAGTTGCGTCAATCGGCGTGGGCAGGCACGGCTTGTGATTGTCCTTCACGATAAGACGGTAGTTAACTTGATGCTCGAAGGGAATGATGGCCTTATCTTGGGGGTCATAGCACAACCACTCCCATCTGTTCCACCCTGTGCCGCGCAGAGTGCACGGCGGGTTGGAAAGGCGCGTAGGCTCAGTGGCACGGCGGCAATTGCGAGTCGCATCAGCCGCAGGACCAGCGGGGGCCACACACACGCCGTGAGGTGCGCGGCCACCGGCAGTCGTGTAGCCCTTTCCGGGAAGGTATTGATCCAGTGCACAGCGGCTTGCCTTGTAGTTCAGGCCAAGGAGCTCGCTGCTGTCGTCAATTGCGGAACCCGGTGCGCAAAAGCCAGGTCCCCACGCTTGCCAACGTAGGTACGGGTCGCTCGACACGTCTTGTGCACAAGCGCCGCAGTCGTTGGCAGGGCGATTCAAGGCGTAAACGCCTGGGCCAATAGAAGCCCGCAACTTTTCTTGGTAAGAGCAACCATCGCTGCGCAGTGATGTGGATGACATGTAACTCACTCCTCTAGTATAGGAACGGCAAAAATAATAAATGTAATGATATTTTGTATGTATTATATTTCACTTCTGCCGAATACAGCCATAATCATCGTTCATGACATCAATCAACTCCCAGCCTTCGCTTTTGAGATGTTGAACATACTTAATAAAACCGTTAAGGCGTTCAATTAGGTCATCGAGCGTTTTGCTACCGTCGCCAATCCATTTGCAACGAATTGTTTCAGTATTGTCGTCTTCTCCAACTGGCGGCGCACTCATTTTTACTACTCTACGCACAATTTCCTTAAATGCACACGGTGGACTTGTTTAGGAGCAATATAATCATTTTGATGGCACGAGCCCCGTGCCAAATTCTCGTTCTCCTATGTAGGAATGAAGTCACTGAAAGATATTGTAGAAGGCTTGCCGAATGACATTCATGAAATCGTCGAGAAAGACGCGAATCGCATCCATCGACAGATGATGCACCAGCAGCGTATGCAAACGTCAAAAGCTCGAGGAATGCCGGTGCCGGAGCTCCACACCACACCCTTTAGAAATAATCCCAACCGACGAGATGGACGAGATTACATTCATTTCAAGTTCGAGAACCAACCCTATGTGTTGACGGTCAATACAGTAGCAGATCACAAAGGCATCAGCCTTCGTAAAGCACATGGGAATGACATCGACTACGACCATCTTGACTTTCTCGATCACGTTGAATACCTCGAGAACCTCGAACCTAGGGATGCATGGCACGAAGCCAACAAACCAACGAGCCCGGATCCCGATCGCCTTCTTTACTTCATGACGTATTACGATTACAGTATCGACAATATTGTATACATTATCAAAGTCTTTCACAAAGATGCAAAAACGCACAACCTCATGAAAGCCCTTCTCACACTCGTGCGGCGGGTATTTCCCATGGCCACTCTCGAAAACATCGTCGTGGTAATGGACCAAGGTTACGATAAATATACGCTTCCCGAGTTTATGGAAAGCCTAAAAAAGCAAGGTGGTGCGAAACCAGCATCGGTCACGTTTGAGGGGCGCGCGTACAAACTTCACCAACATAAAACAAACGGCCCCTACATCACCGTTAACAAAGCGCATGTCTTTTTGAAGGACATTCGCCGGCGCTATCGTTTCTCTCGTTAAATGCGCGGCCATTGAAAGGCGCACCGAGGCATTTCGACGGGCGGCGGCATGGGCACTGCTTTGTAGCCAAACATTTGGCACGATTTCAAGTGTTGAGGTGCAGTGGAGATAGGTGCCGTCTTGTCATTGCGAATGGGTTGGCCATTCACTGGCGGGGTGTACATGCCTGTACCGCATTTGCTCAAGTAGCGCGTTTGGCCGCGCAACTCGCTATCAACATCCACTAGGTTTGCGTTAACGTGCGATACCGTGCTGCCACCAACCAAGCCTAGCTCATGGCGGCATTTGTTTTTGTTTTCAAATTGGTGCGGGTCGACAATGTAGCCAAAAATACTCACATTTCCTTTCAATTCCCGGCGGTATTGGCAGTCGTCATATCCAAGGCGGTTGAAAGACATTAGTCCGCTGTTGCTTTAGTATTATGAGAGAAGAGAATCATACTCTTATTTTCAAATTTCGTTTAGTGAACCAAAGTGGTATATGGACAATTCTATGGAATAAAAAATATCTCTCTCTCTGCTCATTACTCACGTGAGCAGCGTGAGCACCGGTTGGCTGCTCATTTAAAAGAACTTTTATAGCAGACTATATTAGTAAGGAGTATTTTCATGCTCACGGACACAGCTTTTATAAAGTGCGAGCATTGTGACTACAAAACACAAAGAAGGTACAACTTGTTACGACATGTCGAGCTAAAACATTCGCGTGAGCCGACAGAACGTCATCCTCAAAATTGTCATCAACCTCCACTTTTTTGTCCACAACCTCCACTTTTTTGTCCACAACCTCCACTTTTTTGTCCACAACCTCCACTTTTTTGTTCAGAATCTCCACTTTTTTGTTCAGAATCTCCACTTTTTTGTCCACAACGGGCGCACAAGCTTTACCAGTGCACATCATGTAAGAAAACGTTTGGCCGAAGCGATATATTGTCGAAGCATGTTGCAGTGTGCAAAGGTATTCGTCAAACAAGCTGTATTTATTGTCAAAAAGCGTTTGATCTTCCTTGTAGAGCCAGCCGCCATATGGCAACATGCAATAAAAGGGTAGACAAACCAAAAGAAGATAGAAATGAAATTGTTCCCGCAACACAACAAGCGCAATGTATAAATGCAACCGGTTGTTCAAAAGTCCAGCAAAACAACACTACCAACAATTTCAATTTGGTCGTGTACAATACGCGGCAAATTGATTTCAATTCAAGTCACATAGATGTTCCTATGTTGACTGAGATTTTGCGCTCTTCTGATGGTGATACCAGTTCATCTGACTACAATAAGGAAGTATTAGCAAAATATAGCCGTGCATTGTTGGGG